GCACTTATCACCTAGGGTAATGGGGTATACTATGTATGTGCTAGCCTATCTATATGGTGGTGTATGTGGTGGTATTATGGTATTGGTAAGGATGTTAGTATTACTAAAGTATTTAGTTAATAGTGTAGCTACATTTCAAAAAAAATTATGTTAATTTTGTAGCTACAATTCAAAAATTATATTAACTTTGTAGCTACAATTTAAAAATTTAAAAAAAACACTATGGATTTAGAATTAATTTTACAAACAGCAGCGGAATGTTTAGCTCTTAAACCAGATTTATCTCAAAAAAATCCTGATGGCTATGATAAGGCTATTTTAGGATTAACTGACAATGGGCAATTGGTTTATTCAAAGGAAATTATGGTTGAACTTTTAAGAGAAGAGGATAAAGAGCTTTCAGAAGAAGATGCTTGGGAGTTTCTTGAATTCAACACATTTTGTGCCTATGTTGGCGAACAAACTCCCATTTTCGTAAATACTTATTAATTTATGGCAAAAAGCAAACCAATTGGAGTAAGATTTGACTTGGAAAAGTTAGAATTAATCCAAAAAGAACAAAACTTGGCATCACCACAAGCAGTGGTAAATTATTTTTTAGATGGGTACAAAAGTATTTCACTTGAATTTGCATATGGCGTGCCTAATGTTTTAGCTAAAAGAGGCGCACCATTTAAAAATATGCCTCCTTATGACAGAAACAGCCCAAAACCAGAGGTTAGTTCCAAATTGGAACAAATACCAGTTGAAAACCATAAAACGCCGCCAAAGGGATTAAAAGGGATAGATTTAGTTATTTGGAAGTCTGAAAATTGCAAATAATTACTAATTTAGCATAAAATATTAAATATGAAAAAAACATTATTAATAGCCTTAATGCTATTAAGTTTAGTTGAAAACTCTTTTTCTCAACAAAAAGCGTTAAAAATTTACAACGGCAAATTTGCTTTTTGCGGCGCGTCTGGCGCTGAAAGAACAAAAGATACGATTATAGTACAAGGCAAAAAATTCATTTTGGGCGTTTCAATATGTCCAGTTATGGAGGGACCCTCTATCGCAAACACTATGCTAGTAGGGAATCCGTATATTACACCCGATGGCACCGACAAAACTGTTTGGTCATTCTTTTGGTATTATGATTCAGTTCCTCAAGCTCCAACTTGGAAAACATTGCCTACAGTAAATCGCTCGTTTGTAGTCACAAGAAGTCCCGGAGGCGGCATGAGTAATATGTTTTGCATGCCCTGTCAAGTTTTGCCAAAAAAAGTTAATGGCGTAACATTAGCAAAGTGTTTCGGTCCGATTAACGAAGCCGCTGTTCCACTTCGCAGGGCAATGAGAGTATTCCCCGGTGAAACATCTGTAACACAAGCTCCAATTGGCGCGCCCTACCCCGTAGGAACAATTATATCCGTTTATAAAAAATAATTAAATTTATTTTAAAAAAATACTACTTTTACAAAGTTCTGTGTTTTTTTGATTGATTTTTAGTTGAAGCCCTCCTTTTTAGGAGGGTTTTTTTATTTCATTCTCATTTTAAGTAGTTCTTTAATATAAATTGTATCACCTGATTTGTACTTTGGAAATTGCAAAGTATCAACCTCGTAACTTACTCCATCTGTACCAACAAATACGCATTGGTAGTTTGTTGTGTTAGGGCTGTCATCATAAAGACTGCTTTCAGTAAATGTGTTTACATACTTGTAATCTAGTGTTGTAAATTCTGCTTTAGAGTTACAACTTAAAAAAAATAGTGCAATTAGTAGCTTTTTCATTTTAGTTTATTTGTTTTGGTTATAGGTTTGGTTAATTCTATTTAATACATCTTGTGCAGTGTGTCCATCAAATTCAAACATTGCTTCTGGTCTTTCAAGTATTTTAAATAAATCCCAATCTTTAGCTTCATAGTGATTACTAATTTGACCACTTGGCAATAAAGCAACTATAATAAACCAACCGCCTCCAAAACATAATTCTCCATCATTATGTTTCCAAGATTTATGCACAAAATATTCTTCTTTGATTGCCCATTCATTAAATAAAGCAGCATTATAAACTTTTCTAAATTCATAAAGTTCTTTAAATGTATGATATCCATCTGAAGTATATTCTGTTATCTTCATCTGCTCTTTTTCTTTTTCAAGTAATAGTTCTAAATTACCCAATAAAACATTATAAGGTATTATTCTATTGTTATACTCTTTTACAAGTTCTATTGCTTCTTGCATTGCTGTTTTCATAGGTTATTTGTTTTGGTTTTTAATATAAATCAATGAATGATTAAATGACTCTGCTAAACATCCTTTAATCATTTTTATTGAAATATCATCTTCAGAAATTACAGCTTTATTTATAAAATGATTTGACATAATAAATTCAATATTCATATTATAAATATTTCCATAATTATTTTGTTCATTATACTCATTAGTTAAACTTTCCCATAATTCATTATAGATAATAATTCTATCAGATTCTTTTTTACTATATTTTTTAAGTAAATAAATAAATAATCTTTTCATAGGTTATTTGTTTTTAGCTTTAAAATATCCTGTTAAAAATCCAATTACCCAAGTTATAATAATCATCATTAGTATATCTAACTGTTTCATAGGTTATTTGTTTTGGTTATAGTATTCAATCAATATTTGTGGTATTTTTCTTTTTTCTTCTTCTGCAACATTTGGATATATCCTTATAAATTTTTCTATTATTTCATCAAAGCAATTCATATCTATAAGGTCAATTACACTGTTATCAAAATTAGTATGGCAACTATTGCCCCAAAAACAAAGTTCAATCCAATTGTCCGGATGCGTGGCTACCGATGGGAATAATCTTTTTGGCAATATATGCGCTATGCTGTAGTGAAATTTTTCATCATCTTTTTTTGATGATGGATTATTGCAATTAGAACATACTCCCTTCATTTCTTTTCTTTTTTCTTTAAACCAATCCCATAATTGCTCTTTATCTTCTTTTATATTTTCGTGCCTATATTTTATTATTCTATTAGCTGTATCCTCAAGTGTTGCGTGTTTTTTACATCTGCTCTTGCTAAAGTTGTAATCATAACAACCACATTTAAGTTGTTTTTTCTTAACTATTATTGTACTATATGCCATCTTGTTTATTATTTTGCTCTGCCGTAATCAATTTATAATTAGCTACATATTTAGGTTTTTTCTTTGTACCTACATTAGTGCTATTAGTTTCAATTATATAACCTTCATCACGAAGATTAAATATAATAGCCGCTAATCTAAATGTACCATAATTTCTTAATGCCACTAATGGTGTTAGGGTTGCTTTTTTAAGGTGATTAAGCACCTGTAATTTTTGACTCATTTTTTGTTTTAATGTTTTAGCAAAGATAATTAATTTAATTAAAACACAAAATAATTTTAAAAAAAAGTTAAAAATATTTGGGGATGTAAAAAATAAGACTATTTTTGTTCCTCAATAATCAAAAACAAATTTATGGAAATCAAAACTGAATTAAGACTCCACGAGAGAATTAAAGAGGCTTTAGATGGGCGTACACAAAGGTGGTTATCACTAAATGCTAAAATCCCAGAATCGGAATTATCACGAAAGATGCAAGGTAAATTATTATTTACCGATGCCGAAATAACTCGTATTAACGAGGCGTTGAAAACCGATTTTATTAACGATTAAGCATATAAAATGCCAAAAGACACATTCTACTTTTCTCACGACTATAATGCTCGTAATGACGAAAAGATAAAAAGGCTTATTAGAAAACATGGCATGCAAGGATATGGCGTGTTTTGGTCTATAGTTGAAGATTTATATAATAATGCGAACGCATTGCGATTGGATTACGATGGTATTGCGTATGATTTAAGGTCAGATAGCGACACTGTTTTTTCTGTAATAAATGATTTTGATTTATTTGTTTTTGATGTTAATACATTTGGAAGTCTATCAGTACAAAAAAGACTAGATGAAAGAAATGATAAAAGCATAAAAGCAAGAGAATCAGCTAATAAGAGATGGAATAATGCGAACGCATTGCAACCGCAATCCGATAGTAATGCTATAAAGGAAAGGAAAGGAAAGGAAATAAAGGAAATAAAATACAGGCATAATATTTCTTTGCTTGAAAAAGAAAAAATAAAACTTGATTTAGAATTTGGGGAAGATATTGTTCAGAAATGTTTTGATTTTCTTTCTTCCTATAAAGTTGAAAAATCCTATAAAACAAAATCAGATTACCTAACTATTAAGAGATGGGTTGTGGATGCCGTAAAGAAGCCAATGCAGCCATCTTCTTCCAAGATTAGTAATAAATATCAGAACGAATTAGAAAACGCTAGAAACGCCTTTAAACCAATATAAACGATGATTACCATTTTTAAGAACATTTTTTCAAAAGAACCAAATTACATTTCAGTTGAAGCTGCGCTAAATAGGATACAGCAAGGTAAAAGTAAAACAACAGTAGAGGAAATTAGAAAAACGATTGATAAAGAGAAGGCAAATAAGATAAAATTAAACCTTCCATCCATTTGTTTTAGTGGAAAATTTGGAGCAGATAGAACTGATGCCCAATTAATTCAACATAGTGGTTTTGTTGTGCTTGATTTTGACAATATCTTTGAATTAAGGGAAAAGCAAACCGAAATAATATCAAATCCGTTTGTTTATGCTTGTTGGATTAGTCCTTCTGGAAATGGATTGAAGGCATTGGTAAAAATAGCTAATGGAGCAAAGCATAGAGAACACTTTCAAGCTTTGCAAGAAGTTTTCCCTGAAATTGACCGAAGCGGGATTAATGTAAGTCGGGTTTGTTATGAAAGTTATGACACCGAAATTTACATAAACGAAAATGCTGAAGTATTTAAGAAAATTAAGAAAACAGAGAAGGTTGTCGTTTATGAAAAGAATGATGATGACGAAAAGATTTTTAAAAATATCGTTACTTGGCTTTCAAATAAAAACGAGGCTTTTGTAACAGGAGAAAGGAATAATTTTATTTTTAAATTAGCATCAGCTTGTTGCCGTTTTGGGATTAATGAAATGACCGCTAATTCAATGATTCACAGCGAGTTTTTAACTAATTCAGAGTTTACAAAAAACGAAGCTAATAGGGCAATTCGTTCAGCATATAAAGCTAATTCGGGTAATTTTGGTAGCGCATCTTTTGACAAAGAAATCTTGGTAGATAAAGTTTCAAGAAGGGAAGTTGAAGTTGAAAAAGCTGTATTTGATGAAGGGTTAAAGTTGAAGGATGTTATTTACGGAATTGATGTAAAAGAGCAGGCGTTAAAAATTTATGATGAAGGGTATGCTAGGGTTGATGGTATTGGAGTTCCTGAATTAGATGAAAGATTTAAACCAAAGAGAGGGGAAATTACCGTACTTACAGGAATAGGGAACTATGGTAAATCTTCATTTAAAAAATGGTATCAAGCAATGAGGATTATGTTGTACGGAGAGAAGTTTGCTACATTCTCGCCAGAGGATAATCCACCTGAAGAATATTACCACGACTTTGTTGAGATAATATTAGGATGCGATTGTAGCCCTGCAAATCCACATAGACCAAGTAAGCAAGTGTACGAGTATGTTTATGACTTGGTTTGTCATCATGTATTTTATGTTTACCCAAAGGATGTATCACCTACGCCACAATACATAATGGAAGTATTTTTAGAATTAATTGTTAAGGAGAATGTTGATGGTGTTGATATTGACCCGTTTAACCAATTGACAAACGAATATCAAAAGTTTCAAAGAAGTGATAAGTATTTGGAGTGGGTATTGTCAGTGTTTTCAAGATTTTCTCAAATAAACAATATTTTCTTTTGGATAATTGCGCATCCAACAAAAATGCAAAAAGCAGCCGATGGTAACTATCCATGTCCTGATGTATTTGATTTAACCGATGGAGCTATGTGGAATAATAAGATGGATAATATCCTTGTGTATCATAGACCATTTGCGCAAACAGACCCGCAAAACCCATCATGTGAATTTCATAGTAAAAAAATAAGAAGGCAAAAGATTGTTGGTAAAAAAGGCTTTATTTTGTTCCAAATGTTTTTCCAAACTAGAAGGTTTTTATTCAATGGATTGGATTCATTGCAGAAGATTATAAACGATAAAAATATAATTTTAAGACCAGATGTGGCAGTTCAAAAGACATTTGATAATTGGGTACCTTATAAGGATGACAACGGAGAAGATGTAAATTTTTAATATAAAAACAAAAACAATGATTAGAATTTCTGTAATCGGAAGATTAGGACAAGACGCAGTCGTAAACAATGTCAATGGTAAAAGTGTAATTAATTTTTCAGTAGCTTACAGCGAAAAATTTAAAAACCAACAAGGAGAAGATACCGAAAGAACAACTTGGGTTTCTTGCGCCTACTGGACAGATAAACTTAATGTATCCAACTATTTAAAGAAAGGAACGCTAGTTTATACAGAAGGTAAGCCTGAAGCAAAGTCTTATCAAAACAATAAGACAAACGAAACCGTTCCTCAATTACATTGTAGAGTATCAACAATACAATTATTATCAAGTAGTAATAAAGAAGAAAACAATTTTTAATGTATATTCACGAACTTAAAAATATTATAGATGTCGAAACCCCTCTTGGTAAAGGAAAAGCAATCGCTTGGATTGACTACGGAACCGAAATCAACACTGTTTGGAAAGTCATATTACAGCACAACGGTATGGTTAGGAACTTTTACGACACAGACATACTTGTTTACCCCAATAAAATGGACGGCGGGGAATTAGATAAAGATTATTTCAAAAACAAAAAATAATGGCAAAACTAACCAATTCATCCAAAGTTACATTTGGAACAAAAAAATCAGGGAGAGCAAAAAAATCTTACAATAAAAGTAATCCAAGACCAAAGGCTTACCGAGGTCAAGGGCGTTAATTAATTAAAAAACACAAAAATTAAATTAAAAATGAAATTTAAACCATTAAACAAAAGGGTATTAGTAAAGCTTGACGAAGCAAAAATGCAAACAGATGCGGGAATCTATCTTCCGCAAACAGCTCAAAATGATTTTTCAACAGGCAAGGTAATTGCTGTTGGAACTGAAGCTGCGCTTGTTAAAGAAGGCGATAGAATAATGTTTGCCCATAGCGTAGGGGTAGATATTGAAGTCGATGGAGAAAAGTTAAGGTTAATCCCAGACGAAAGTTATATCGACGCTGTGATTTAATTTAAAAAAATGCCTTCAAAATTTTTGGGGGCATTTTAATTTTTAATAAATAAAAAAGTCTAATTTTATGCCATATATGCAAGCACAACCGGTAAATCATATTTTTTTAAGCTTAACAAAACCTATTCAAGATACAATCAAGGTAGGTGATTTAGAGTTATATCTTGACGGGTCGTACAGACCTGAATGGAACGCTACAGTAGTAGGTGAAATTTACGGATTGCCAAAAAATCCAAAAGGAGATAATTCAAAAGTTGTTTCTAAACTTAAAAATGGAGATAAGGTTTTGTTTGATTATTCTGTAGTTGCGGAAAGAAAATTTGAATCAGATGGTGGAAGTTTTACTGAAATAACAAAAGATAGCCCTTATTACCAAAAATTTACAAATGGTAAAGGAGAAAGATTGCTTATTGTAGCAATGCCGGGAAAGATAACCCATATATGGGTAGGTACATTGCATGATAAAAGAGGTAACTTTGTTGATGGATGCCAAGGGTCTGAACACGATATAAGTAGATGGAAATCTCAATTTAGTTTTGGTGAAACCCAAAGGTTTTTATTTAAAAATTTAATTGATATAAACGACAAAGATGTTTGGAAAGCTGACTACAGGGATATATATGCTAAAATAGAAAATGATGAACTTACAACAGTTGGCGATAGAATTATTCTAGAACCAATTGATGAAAATATACCAAAAGATGTAATAAAGCAAATGGGTATTGTTGATACTATTGATGCAAAAGTTAGACTTGGAGATAGAGCAAAAGTACTATCAGCTCCCGAAGATTCTGGCTTGGAAAAAGGAGATGTTGTTGGTTTTGAACCGCAGTACCTTGAGAAATATGAATATGGAGATAAATCTTATTATTTAATAAAATCCTATAGAGCATTAGGAATTTGGGAGGAAAATTAATATGGCATACAATTTAAACGAAATATACAACTTCATGGTCTTTATTGTGCGTAAAGAAAGAGGTGTATTTGTTACAATACCTGAATTTGAGTCAACACTTGATAACGCACAAATAGAAGCTGTATCGGATTGGTTTGAATTATATGGTACAACGCAAAAAATTCATGATGCTATAAGAAAACTTCGTTCACAAGTTCAATTCACTTCTACATCAGACGGGCAAGTAGATTTTGCTTCCAATTACTTACATATGATTGGTGGTGCATATACTGTCACGGGTAGTACTATAAATTCAATAAGATTTGTAAATGAAGACGAGGTAGCATTAGCTTTAAAAAGTCAATTAAGACCGGTAAGTACTTCATTGCCAATAGCTAGGGATACAGCAACCGGATTCCAAATATATCCACAAGTTGCTCAAACCGGTTTTTATAATTACTTAAGAAGACCATTAAAACCTGTTTATGGTTATACTACATCAGGAAGAACAATAACATACGATAACGCTACAAGTACGCAGTTAGAATTTACAGATGTTTATATTAATAATATTATTTCAATAGCATTAAAGTTTTGGGGCATCAATATGGCTGAACAAGATATTCAGGCATTTGCACAAAATCAAACGCAAGAAACTAAATAGAAATGGCTAATAGCACTAAATACCTTTTGGCTGAACAAGTACAAACTAGATTAGCTGGTGGATTCAGGGATGCAAATCAACCTGTACAAAATGAAGATATAGTTAAAGCAATAGAGCAGATTATCAACTCTATGTTTCAAATGCAGTATTACAATGCTACATTGCCAACAGGAGAAACTATCCCAGATAATCTAATGATAGCTTTTTACGAAAATATACCAGTAACAACTCTTGGTGATAAATCGCAGGCAGAATTACCAGTTATCCCAATTTCTTTACCAAGAAACATGGGCGTTTATAGAGTAACCGATTCTAAAGATAATGATTTTATTCCTGTCCCGTTAGGTCAGGGGGCATTGTTAAGAGCGGATAAATTATTAAATGATTTGCTGGGGAATGTTTGGTTTGAAATAAGAAAAAACATTGTTATTTTTTCAAAAGATATATTATTGCTTGGTGTTAATACGGTAAATATGTATTTGATTGTAATGGATATATCATTGTATTCAAATACTGACCCATTGCCAATACCTGCAAGTATGGAAGAGGAAATTGTAGAAAAGGCGTTTGCTAAATTTGCTACAGTTACTCCGGAAACAGGTATAGTTAACAATTATAGTTCAGCAACACAAAAAATTAATTAGAAATGACTACAGCAAGTTTGGATTATATAGTTAAAAATTTCCTTTTAAAAAAGGGATACCCATTGCATTGGTATATGCAATTTATGGTTTACGCATCAGATTGTCTTCGTGATATAACATTTGACGATTTGCGTGTTATAAATACAAAAATACTTCCGGTTAATCAAGCTATTAATACAGCAGAATTACCAGAAGATTATCAGGATTATGTTAATGTCAGCGTTATGGTTGGGCAAAGAATACGACCATTAGTGCCTACTTTAACATTGAACCCATTAACAAGTTTAGATACAAATAGTAACTTTAACCCACAGGATTGGACAGATAACTTAACGCCTCCGGATTCAAACAACGGACAAGCTCAATTGTATTATGGCGCATTGCCGTATGCTCAATGGTTTACGGTTCACTACAATGATTTTGGTGAAAACATCGGTAGGTTTTTTGGTTTAGGTGCAGGGTATCAAGAAGATACTTTTCAAGTTTTTAAAGAAAGAAATCAAATTCAAATAGACCAAAAATTATATGTTGAGAATGTGGTATTGCAATATATTTCAGATGGTCAGTCAGCAGATGCTGCAACATTAGTAGACCCTTATGCAATAAAAACAATTCAAGCATATATTGATTCTCAATTAAAAGCCCATAATAGAAATTATAATATGGGTGAAAAGCAATTATCTCAAAACGAATACATTCGTGAAAGAAAGATATTGAGAGCAAGAAAAGCTGATTGGAGTGTTGAGAAAATTAAAAGGATTGTACAAAAGAATACAATGGCAGCGCCTAAATCATAATAGAAATGTTAAGAGATAAAAAATTATTTACTGGCGGAACAAATCAAGATGACTCATTGCATTTATTAGATGATGCTCAATACTTGAGGCTAATGAACGGGCGTGTTGGTATTACTCAATATGGTAAAAATTATCGAGTAGAAGGCGTACCCGGAACTACTTCTATAACGCAATCAGTATATCCACCTTATGGAACAAATATATGTATAGGTAGCTGTGTAGATATTGAAGGTCAAAGATTAATATGGTTTGTATATAATACATTTGATGACCACGGAATTTATGCATTTGATTTTGCAACTTCTACAACATATGCTGTATTGTATGATAGTCAGGTTCAGGGCGGATTAAATTTTAATAAAAATCATAGGATTGATAAAAATTGCAAAGTTAATCAAGGTTTACTTTATTGGACAGATAATTACAATGAACCTAAAAAGATTAATATTGATAGTGGTATAAAATTGAATTACCCATCATACAATACTGATGCTAGAGCTTATACAACTTTAACTGACTCTTACGAGATTATGTTAATAAGAAGACCTCCTGTATATGCTCCTTCAATAGAAAAAATTTACAATAATACTTTTATAAATAATTTTATAGCAAACCGCTCTTGGAAGTTTGCATGGCAATATGTATATTTTGATGGCGAAGATAGTGTACTTGGAGAATATTCTGTTGCTTCTATGCTAAATTTGGTAGAATTGGGGGAGCCGGATTTGTATAATTATATAAATTGTACTTTAAGTTTATTAGAAAAAATACCGCAAACTGCAAGGATTATTAGACTTGTTGCTAAAGATGAACTTACTAATTCCGCAAATGTAATTAAGACATTTGATAAATTAATAGATGAGCAACCATTTATAGCTCACAATAACGGAACAACACAGCTTTCTTTTGATTATTACGGAGATGTAACAGGAGCTACTATTCCTAGTTCAATTTCGGCAAAACCATTTGATAGCGTTCCATTGCTTTCAACTACAATGGAAAGTGCAACAAATAGAATGTTTTTAGGTAATAATTTGTCAGGTTATGATACCCCAACTACAACATCATTAGCTGTTTCGCAAACAACAGCAATAGCTGGTGCTAATAAAAGGTTTTTTAAAAGCGAATCCTCTTATCAATTAGGTGTTGCCTTTTATGATAAAGCAAGAAGAAAGTCTGGGGTTATAACAAAAGGTAGTAATATTACTACCACTCCGCCAAAGGTGTTTACTCCAAATAGTGATTTTAATGTAAATCCTATAATAGCAAATTACGATTTTGCTGTTGATAATAATTTTGAATTTGAAGTTGTGCAATTGGGTAATTTTACCGCAAGCGGAGGCGCACCCGGAAATGGAACTTCATTTACAGCTACATCCTCTTTTACTGCTGATATGTCTGTAAATATAATTGGTAATGTAACAGCATTGACGCCGGGATTTACGGTATTTAGGATTAGGATACTTAAAAATTACTCTATACCAGCTATTGCAGAGCAATTCATTGATACAGCATCAATGGGATTGCCATATTATTTTAATTCTACTTTATCTTTAAGTAACTATTCTATAACAAGTGGGGATGTTTTTCAAGTTCAATTTATTAGTGCTGGTATTTGTGAATTAGAATGTTATGGTGGGTCTCCTTTTACTATTGCAGCATCTAGTAGCGCTGCAAGTAATGTAGAAACTTTAGATTGGACATTAAGTAATACCAATAGATTAAATGAAATACCAGATTGGGCGCATTATTATTCTATTTTAAGAACAGCAAATTTAAAAACAAGATATTTTATAGATTCTTATAGTAGTACTAACAAGTATGCATCTAAAAATGTAACTACTGGACTTTATACATATTCGGATACTTGGAGTGCTACTACAACCAGTGCAGTTGCAGTAGATTCGACTATATTATTACAATCAGGATTGGGATATAATTATAAAGAGGGAGATGTTTGTGTGCTTGTTGATACTAATGATGCTAGATATGAATTGCCGGTCATAGGGCAAGATGGAGCGTATATATTATTGAGTTCAGCTTATATAGTAAATTCACTATTAAATATTCCATTTATATACGAAATATATACCCCATATATAAAAGGGGAAAATGAACCTTTTTATGAAGTTGGCAATATATACCCAATTACAAATGGAGGAACTGTTAACAGGCAGTATTCTACATTATCAGGTAGCTTAATTGGTGATGTTTTTGTATTCCAAAGGCAATTTAATTCTACCGTGTATTATTATGTAGAAGCAATGTCGCCAAATGACCTTTTTTATAAAAATTGGTTTACTGACCAAGGATTTCCAAATTTTGTTATTTTATTAGGTCAAAATAGAAACGAGCATGAGATTAGGTATTCAAATGTATATGCGGCTGGGACTCAAAGTAATGGATTAAGTACATTTGAAGCTTTGAATTTTAAAACAATTCCATTGGGTACCGGTAGCATACAAAAGCTACAATTAGCTTCAAAAACAACGGAACAGGGTGTTGTAATGTTATCTATTGGTTCTTTCCAAACAGCATCATGCTACTTGGGTGAAGTTCAATTAGTTGGTTCTTCTTCTAATTCGTCTTTAGTTCAAGATACTGCTGTAATAGGTACAATTAATGTGTTAAAAGGAATGTTTGGAACTACAGCTCCAGAAACCGTAGTTGAATATTTGGGTGTAATATTTTGGTATGATTTAAATAATGGAACTATTGTTCAGTATAGCTCAAATGGATTATTTCCAGTAAGCTCTTATAAGCAAGAAAAGTTGTTTAAAAATTATGCAAAAGGGTATTTAGCAGCAAGCGAGGGTAATTTAGATAATATTAATGGATTTCACCATATTCCAACATATGTCGACCCCTATCACAAAGAATTTGGTGTAACATTGCCCGGATTGATTTATGAAAACTATGCCGATACACTGCCTAGTTACTCTTCAGTGCCATCTTACGCTTCTTCTATTATTAATAGATTTGATATGTCTGACGGGTTAGCTAAAACAGTAACTTTTAATATTCAAGAAAATAAATGGGTAAGTGATTATCAATTCATTGCGGAACAATACGATTATTTTGACAACAGAATGTTTGGATGGAAAAATGGCGCTTTATATGAGTTTAATACAAATAGCTCTACGTGGAACACTTGGTTTGGGCAACAATACCCTGTAAGAATATGTTGGGTTTTAAACAAGCCATTGAGCGGATTGAAGGATATGGCTGAAATTGTAATAGAAGGCAGTCAAGCGCCTAATTTTACGGTTATTTACACAACATTGCCAAATACTCAAATTACTGATTTAACAAGTTCCGATTTCACAAATCAAGAAGGTATTTTGTATGCTAGAATATTGAGGGATAGATTGTCTCCAAATACAACAGGAACGGCAGACCAAAAACTTAATACCGGAGATGTTGTGCTTTCTCAAATTCCTCAAATTATGACTGAATTTCAATCTTACGAATCAATAATTTATGTTAATTTTGTTGATGTAGGATTTAATTTGTCAAGAGGACAAAATTTTATTCTTGGAAATCAATAAATTGTTTAATTTTAAGTGATTAAATTAAGTACAATAGAGTATGCTTTTAAGGATGACAATGATATAAACAAGTATTGTGATGCAGAATATAAAGATGCTACTATTGATGAATTGGTTTTGAGTGTGTATGATAAATTATTAGAACACGAACAAATAGGGGCTTGCAAGTTTGTTGATTTAATAATTGATGGTGAATTAATTGGGTTCTTTTTTTGTTTTCAATACGTATTAGTAAGTTTTGGAATAAATAAGAATCATAGAAATAAAGAAACTTTGAAAAAAGTTTTTGATATTATAAAAAATGAATTTGATGGTTATTTTGAATGTTATATGTGGGAAAGAAATAAAAGAGCTATCAATTGGTTAAAAAAATGTGGGATGGAAGAGGATTATTGTAAATTAGAGAATGTAACAAAATTAAAATATATTTTATGCCATTAGGAGGATTAGCAACAGCAGGAATGATTATCGGCGGCTTGGGAGGAGTCGGGAAATCAATTTTTGGTATTAGTCAAATGAATAAGGCTAAACAAATAAAGCCAGAGTGGGCTAAATACGAAGAAAACAAATTAGCTGGACAAAATCTAGGCGCTACTCAAAATTTGTTTTATGGTAAAAATCGTGCGTTTACACAAGCTGAAGCTAATATTAGACAAGCGCAATCAAACCAAATGTCTAATGCTCAAAGAAACGCAACAGATTCGGCTACCTTATTAGCTACAGGAGCAGGCGCTGCCGAAAATGCTAATCAAGCTTTTTCAAATTTAGCTGGTCAGGAAGCTCAACAACAAGTAGGAGTTTTGGATAATTTAAGCAGAGCTTATGCAATGTCTATTAACGAAGGCGATAAAGTACAAGCAAATAAGTTAATGAAATATCAATTAGATTCTCAAGCTCAATCTGCATTAAGAGAATCAGGTATGAATAATATATTTGGTGGTATTAGTGATGTTGCTGGCGGTATGATACAAGCAGGAGGTATGATGGGTAAAGGCGCTAGTACGGGCGCGGGCGCGGCTTCTTCCCTTGCTAGTCGTCCATTAAGCGGTCTTGATAGTAGTATTGTAGCACAGCAAAGATATGCGCCAATAACAGGCAAATATAGCGCCCCTCGTGAATTTGCAGGCAGAATGCCAAATATAACGCCTAATTACAGAGGAATACCTATGGCGTCAGCAGGCACAACTGGAATCCCATATATACCATCTTGGGGACGACAATAAAGCAATTTAAAAAAAATCATTATGGCAGAAAATTTAGGTAGTTATGCGGTAAATCTTCCAAAGATATTTCAATCTCCGGGCGAAGCTTTGCAAGCTTTATCTGCTAAAAAAGAAAGAGATTTAGAAAGACAAGAAGCGGCTAATTTTAGAAATCAACAAGCAGAAGAAAGAAAAGCCAAAGAATTAGAAGCGGAAAGGCAAAGAGGTATGGCAATGATTCAATCTGGAGCTAGATTAGATAGGATGCCCGCTGACGAACAGGCTTATATGGTAGCGCAAGACGCTGTATCAAAGGTGAAATCTAACTTAATGGCTAAATTGAACAATAAATCAATTGACCCTATTGCATTGCAGACAGAAATAGACGATGTAATGAAGGGTATTACAAGAGCATCGAATACATTCATTTTAGAACATAATAATATTGATGAAATTGTAAATCAATATGCAAAAAATTATCCTTCAATAGATGCTGCTGCGCTTAAAAATGATTTAAGAAGCGATGTTAGAAATAGAAGAATTAAAGAAGGGCAATTTGTTGACCCAAATCAAGTAGAAGATTCTGCGCTTATTGCTCAATTGTCAAATCCGGAAAATTTATCCAAATACATTACAGAATATAACACATTGGATAAGGTAATATCAGGTAAAGAATCTTCTCGTAATATAGAGGCTAAACTTGGTACTCCTCAAGCATATACTACATTTTCAGGTAAAATGGGTTTTTGGAATAAGCCAACATTTGAAGTTGAACCTAGCGGATTTATAAAAAAAGGTGGAAAGATTCCATCTTTGACATATGGAGGAGTTGAAATAGCAAATGAACCATTGCCTGCTAATTCATTAAGGGGAGTTGATAAGCCATTAGATATGGTTCCTCAAGTGGCATATGATAAATTTTTAACCGAAGGTGGAAATAATGCTAAATCTGAAATTGTTTCATTAGCACAAAAGCAATTTACTCCAGAACAGTACAAAACATTTAGCCCACAAGAAAAAGATTTTGCTAATAGAAATGCTTTATATAATTATTTAAAAAAGAAAGATACACAAGGATTTGTGGGTCTATCTGAAACATCATACAATCCTCCTCCATCATATGCAGGGCAAAAGTCAACAGAAGGAGAGAGAAAAGCTGGTAAAATTGGAGAATATTTAGATACATTTACGCAAGCTATTAAATCTAATAATGTAGATAGTATAAAAGCTTTAGCTGGTAAACTTTATGGTTTAGGTGGCGGGAAGTCAAGATTTTCTAAAATAGAAGTATATAAAAGACCAGATGGCGTAGTTACTGGGGTACAATTGAAATATGCAGATAGCAAAGGAAAAATAATAGGTGGTGATATTATTAAGGCAACTGACCCGTACTTAAGAGATAAGCTTCAGGGTTCTTATCAACAAATATCTGGTAGTGAAAGTGCGGCAGAAATTGAAAATTTACCAAATTTAAATCAAGCTTCTCCAAAAGTAAAAGAGCCAATCGCTACGAAGCAACCAAGCGCTACGAAGGAACCAAGTGCTACAAGCGAAGAGATAAAAAAGTTTAGAGCAGGAGGGGATAAGGCTCCTAATGTAAAAGTATATCTTGTTAGCGGTAAAAGTCTTGGAATGTCAGACCAAATATATGATTATGATGATTTAGTAGAGGGCGGTTGGACTGATGCAGATATAAAAAAATTAAAAAGTCTTAATACTGAAGAAGTGAAGAGATTTAGAATTGCAGAAAATAAAAAATAAAAGGGAAAATAATATTTTGTATATTTGAAAAACCGAAATAATGGCTTTAGAAATAGAACAAGACCAAGACCAAGCGCAACCTAAAAGAAGAATACCTACTCCAGACGAAGTATTTGGAACTAAAAAAAGAATACCTACTCCAGATGAGGTATTTGGTGTAAAAAAAAAAGCTACACCTTCAGGATATTCGGTTACACCATTACCATCTCAAGATAAATTTGATATAGGAGAAGAAGTGGCTACTATTGGATATAAAAGTCCAATAGGTAAAGCTATTCAGAAAGACAAAATTAAAGGTAGCAATGTAGCCGGAGTGTATAATACATTAGTTGGAAGTTTAGCATCAATTTCAGGCGGATTTACTTATATGGCTGATATACTTGGCGCTCAACCTTATATGCCTTTAAATGTAAGGGTTGCAACTGCAGAAGCAGATAGGAAAAAAGCCGTTGATTTTATAGAGCAAGCTCGTTCATCAAGGTCAAGTAAGGAATTTGAGCAACAACAAAGTCAATTTGATATTACCCCAACAGAGGGTGGAGGTTTAATGAGTGGGGTAGACTGGGAGGATGTCAGAGGGTTGGCGTTTCAAGCACCTAAAACATTGTTAGAAATGGCTGCCGGAAGTATGTCCGGTGGTTTAACATTTGCTCAACAATCAGTCAATGACAACGCAAAAGAATTGGAAGAAAGCGGGGAAGGTAAAAAATTAACCGATGTTCAAAAAGTAGGATATTTATTTACTCAAGCGGCAGCTCAAGCAGCTCTTGAAAAATTTTCTATAGATAAAATATTAAAAAATACAGGGTTAGCTAAAAGTATAGAAAAGAAAATTACCGCAGAGGTTATTGAAGGATTTGCTCAAAAAGGCATAAAAGCTACTGCAAAAGAGGTTCAAGATGAGATGGTTAAAAAAGCAGCTAAAATATCTACTAAATTAAAAAATGTAGGAATAAAAGGATTGGAAAGTGCTTTTGTGGAAGGAAGTACAGAAGGCATTCAGCAAGCGGCTTCGGATGCTATAAAAGTAGCAACTAATAAAATAGCAGAAAAAGAAGTTTTTAATGAAGAAGATATAAATAAAAACTTTTGGAAAAATGTTGTTAATAATGCTATTATGGGTGCTGCAATGGGCGGAGCAACCGGAGCAGGTTTACAAGGTTTAAATAGTACAGATAAGGCAATAAGACAACAAGTTGCAAACGCTACAGGTGAAAAAAAGTTTTATGTTGACGATAAAGAGGTTACAGAAAATGAATTTAATCAATCTACGGGTAACAAAAAGGTTACCACCGATTTGCAGAATATACAAGACCAAATAAACAAACAAGTAGAAGAGGGTAATATAACTCCAGAAGAAGCGCAAGCAGCAAATATTACAGCACAACAATATGTAGAAATTGCAGAGAAGATTCCTACAACAGTATCACCTGAAGATAAATATAAAATTATAGGTGGCATTTCGCAAAGAAATAGCTTACAACAAGATTTGCAAAACGCTCGTGAAGAGATGATGCAAGTTGACCCTATATTTAGAAAAGAAAAGCAAGACCAAATTGATTTAATACAAGCTAAAATAGATGAAACGGGCGATTATTTAGAAGGTCTTGCAACAGGAAAGAAGCCAAGATATGTAAAAAGAGATGGTAAAAAAGGAGAAGAAACTACTTATTATAAAGTTGATGAAAATGGAGATAAAACTCCAATAAGTCAAGCTCGTTATGATTTAGCTAAAGCAATTAAGAAAGAAGATAGCAGAAAGAAAGCTCCTGTTGACGAAAATAGACGCAGAAGAGTAGAGCAATTTGATATATTATATGGTGTAAAATCAAATAATCCAGAATTTGATTTTCCTAATTCATTTGAAGAATTTAATAAGAAAATAGATAGCGACCCTAACTACCTTCCTGATTTATACAAGAGAGCGCAAAAGTACAAAGAAACAGGAGAAATTGCTGAAAATGAAATGGGTACAGAAGCATCTTTTATAGAGGCTATAAATCCGCCAGTAGAAAAAGATATTACAATAGCTGAAGTTGTAGATAAAAAAGGTACATACAAAGGGCAAAAAGGAACATTCTTGCAGGATGGGGATAGCATTGTATTTGAGAACGAGACTTCAGGAGAAAAATATGAAATAGGCAAAGCATCTGAAATACAAGAAAAACCGGCATCTGAATTTGATGTTAAATACGATGAGTCTTTGGTTTCAGTTGACGATAAAGGGAATATAAATGTAAGACAAAAGCCTTATATAAACAGATACTCAAATCCATTAAAAGCAATTAATAAGGATGAGAATGGAAATATAGTTTCCGTTAATCTAGAAACAGCTGATGGTAAAAAAAGAACATTCAAGGGAAGTATAGCTGAAGATATAGCTTATCAAATAAACTTGAAAGAAAAAAGTAAAAATGAGCCTAAAGCAGAAGTAGAAACAACAGTTGTTGAAGAACCAATGCAAGCAATAGAAAATGTTGAACCGGTTGTTGAAGTAAAAGAAGAAGTTGAGCCAGTTGAAGTAGTAGAAATACCACTTGATTTAGAAGAAAAAGGTGAACCAATAGGAAGCACATTAGAAGCTGAAAGAAGACGTAGTAATGGAGAAAGAATATTTGCAGTAACAGAACAAGATGAAGAACCTGTAGAAGTCACTTCTGTTGAAATGTTAAGGAGTTACACTCCTGACCAATTATTGGCTTATAAACCAACTGAAGTAGCTGAAGAAACAAAACCTGTTGAAATACCAAAAGAGGTATATAATCCTATAGTTGATAAAATAAGAAAGGGTATTCAAAAATTAAGTGATAAAGCTAAAATAAGTGTATTAAAGGGTAAAAACTTTGCAAAAGCATTAGAAGATGCTATTAAAACAGGTGGGGCTAATTTGCAATCTTGGGGCGGGTTTGAAAAAAAAGGATTTGAAGAATCACCTCAATGGAAAAAATTAATTGATGATGGTACTGTTAAATTAAATTTTGACATAAAAGGATTAGAAGGAAAACCAGTAGTAGTTATCAATCCTGATAATATGCTTACGGGAGAAGTTATTACAAAAAATGGTAAACCGATTGTAGATGGTAATGGTGGTATAAACTTTGTTACTAAATTTGGTGATGTATGGGCATCTTCCGATAATGCTACAGCTAATACTTTGGCTAAATATATAAATGAAGCAAGACAAAAGGACATCGATGCTGGTGGAAATGGTACAATTCATGTTGTTGTTACAAAAGGGGATTTATCAAAATCTTTAACATCTCATACAGGTGCTAAAGCTGCAATGAAAGTTTTAGAATATTTTGTAGATAAAAAATTAGTTTCTTTATCTGATTTTAGAAAAGCATTAACTGAAGTTGGTAAAAAATATAATATAGATTTTGATGGTAGATTAGATGCTAAAGCTATTCACGATGATATATCTAAAAAATTTTTTGGTGTAAATGATTCTACATTTTCAAAAAGAGGTTTTTTTGTACAAGATATTATTGACCATTTAGCTAAAAATAGTAAAAGCGCTAAAGAAAATATTGGTAAAATAAGAGAATTACTTAATACTGAAGCTTTACCACAATCAACAGAAAGAAAAACAGGAGAGATTAGTTTTGCTAAAGAAGGTATAATTGATGCTATTGGTCATTTACTATCAGACAACATGACCGTTGGAGTAAAAAATAGTGAAGCATATGCAACTATTGAAATAAAACATCCAGTAAAAGTTGTTGATTTAAGTGGTAAAGAAGAAGGTCATGAAAGTTATCCATTTCATTTGCAACAATTTGATGAAAATGGCAATAAAGTTAAACCGGTATTAAATGTATTAAAAGAATCTCAACACGTTACAGATATATTAAATGATGCAAATAACAATGCTGTAGATAAAAAAGGAGGTGCGGGCAAATTTGGTAGTAATCAAATTGGGATGGCTAAAGGAGTTGTTAAACCAGCTTCTGAACATCCTAGTAATGTTAATATGATGACAGATGCTACAGGAACGATTTATGGTTTTGAGCAAAATGGCAAAATTGTATTAAATGCTGATGTAATGAATGGTAATACCCCATTCCATGAAGCAGGTCATTTATGGTTAAGTTGGGCTAAAGAAAATAGAGAAGATTTGCATGATGCTGGAATGGCTAAAATAGAAGGTTCTAAATATCTTTCCGATGTTAAGAATAATCCAGTTTACCAAGAAAATGCATCTAAATTACCTGAATTAGAAAGAGAAAATTATTTTAAATCAGAAGCTCTTGCAAAAGCTATAGGTGATAATGGAGAAAAATTTGTAACTGCTGCACAAAAAGCTGATTTTAAACAATGGTTAAAAGATTTATGGGATACAATTGCAATTCATTTTGGAATTAGAAATATGACTGCTGAACAAATATCTAATATGACATTAGATGAATTTTCTAAAAAAGTAGTTGCAGATATTGTTAGTCAAGAAGAACAAATAGCAGCAGTTGATAAGTTAAAAGGAATAAAAAGCTTTAAAAATAAAAAGAATTTCATAAAGGATAATTTAAAAAATGAAGAAGATAAAAAAGCGATAGATGAACTTGATTTTACAGAACAGGATTTAATTGAAATCGCAAAGTCAGAATTTGATTTACCAACATTTAAAAATATAAAAGATGCCGTACAAGAGCGAAGCACAGAGAAAATACTTCAACCAAAACAAGGAGAAGATGGAGAATCAGGGGGTGGACGTAAACGAATGGAACCAAGAGTCGAAGGGGAAACAACTACCGAAGAGGGTGCAGGCACAGAAGCAACACAGCCCGAAAGTACTACGGAAATCCCAGAAGAAATTGAAAATGTAGGATTGGATAATGGTGATGTAGATTATGTTAGAATAACAGCAGCAGATATAGGTGAATTAAGAAAAAGTCTTGGGCTTCCACCATACAAAGGATTACCTCTTGAAACTCATGAAATGTTAAGAGAGGCAGCTCAAGAGATGATTAAAAAAGGCGTAAGCGTTGAATCTTTGTATGATAAAATAAAATTAGGAAAGATTTTAACTAATTACGAAAATGCATTTATGGCTGAATATAGAGCTGCATTAGATTTGGAATTAAAAAATAATCCTTCAGCAGAATTATTAGCCAAGATTACTGAATTTGCTAATATATTCCAACAAAGTGCATCTCAAACTGGTAAGGCATTAGAAAGTTTAAAAATAATAAAAAAGCTTAACGAAGCTAACACATTATCAAACTTTTTATTAAGTAGACAAGAAGATAAGGGATATCCATTGACTCCTAAAATGATGATAGAAGAAACTGCTAAATTTGAAAAAATACAAGAAGCAAAGGAGCAATTAAAAGAATCTGTTGACAATGATATTAAAGAGCAATTGAAAGCAGAGGTTGAAATGGAGTCAAAAAAAGAAGATAAAACAAAAACTAAAAAATCTCACGAAGAATTTGTAAAAGAAAGAAAAGATGCATTAGCTGCTGCAAAAGAAGCCGTAAAAAAAGTTAATAAAGGTGGTGGCGGATTAATGGCTTCTGCACCGGGTTTGCCTCAATTATTTGCAGTAGCTCCTCATATGAATAAATATGTTAAAAGTTTATTTGCTGAAGGTGTTTCTAAATTAGATGATATTGTTACAGAAGTGCATAAAGAATTTTCTGAATTAGTTGAAGGACTTACAAAAAGAGATGTATTAGATGTTATTGCAGGTAAATATAATCTTAAAAAGAAAACAGCTAACGATATAAATGCTGGTATTAGAATGTTACGCAGAGAAGCTGAATTATTAGGTTTACTTGAAAAAGCAAGACTTGGTCAAGAGGAAGCTAAATCTGAAGCCCAAATTCAAGAAAAAGGAAAAAGGATTCAGGAATTAGAAGCTAAAATAAAAGAGGTTAAGCGTTTATACAAAGCAAAAGAATTAGCAGAAGAAGGAGTTACTGAAGCTTTTAAAGAAAATTTAACAGATACTGAATACAATGAAAAAAGACAAAAATTTTTAGATAAAAAAATTACAGAATTAAAAAATGATTTAAAAAATAAGAATTACGATAAAGAAGCAAAAGAAATTACTAAATATACGATTTCTAAAAAGACAAAGCAAAAGATGGACGAAGTCATCGAGCTTGAAAAAGCACTTGCTGTAGAAAGGTATAAAGAGCAATATAGTAAATTAAATAAGTGGCAAAAAGCATGGGAAACAGTAAAAAACATTACAGGTATAAGAAGAATAGTTCAAACTTCTATTGATGCTTCTATCTGGTTTAGACAATTAGCAAAATTAACATTAAACCCTAGAAAGTGGGATATTGCTGCAAAATTCATATATGCAGGCTCTCAATCCATATTTAGTCAAAAGAATTATGATAGATTAATGTATGGAATAGAGCAATCACCTGATTTTAAAAATATGACTAAAGATGGAATTAGATTTAATGATATAAATGCAAAAGATTCTAAAAATATAAATGAATTTACAAATCCTAAAAGCATTGTTTATAAAATACCTGTTATTAGAAATTTAATGATTTCATCTCAAAGGATAGCTGATGCTTCTATGAATGTTGCCAGATATGAACTTTATCAAAAATATCAAAAAGTTTTATTAAGTAAGGGTATTACAAGAGAAAGCGACCCTAAAGTATACGAAGGAATGGCTAAATGGGTAATGAATAGTACTGGTAGTGGTAATATGTTGAAATTTTTAGAATCAAAAGCAGGACAGGAAATTGCAGGAACTTTGTTTTATGGTGCTAGATTAATGGCAGCAAATTTTAATACATTAAATTTAGCTTATTATGTAAAAATGCCTTCTGAAGTAAGAGAAATGGCATGGAAAGATATGGCTGCATATACATCTACAGTGATTATGTCAACATTAGCTTTGGCGGCGGCTGGTGGTACTGTATCTATGGACCCAGATGACCCTGAATTTTTACAAGTTAGATTTGGGAAAAAAGTTTATGACCTTACTGCTGGGCAAGCTCCATATATTAGAACATTTTTAAGAATAATGGAAGCATTTGGTGCAACTGGCAGTCAAGTTTTGGGTTATACAAGCAAATTTGAAGCTGGTAAATCAAGAGATTTTGCTTCAAATAGTGTTATTAATTTTTTTAGAAATAAATTATCTCCAAATTATTCTTATGCAGTTAATGCTTATGTTGGTAAAAATACAATAGGTCAAGATTTTAACCCAATGGAAGTATTCCAAATATATCCAATGTATGCAGATGATGTTTATGATGCAGTTAAAGAAGATGGAATGGTATCATTATTAACTGTATTGATGCCTAATATTTTGGGAGTAGGGTTTGGTAGTTATTATTCTGATAAGAATATGAAGCCTATGGAAGAAATGATACAAAGAGCGCAAAATAGTGATGAATTAGACCCTAAATCAATTAAAGAAGATATAACTATGAGTGAATTCAAGGAATTTGCTAAATTGCGTGATAAGCTAATTGAAGAGAAAATGAAAGAGTTGTATGAAGAAGGTATATATGATGCAGAAGCAGGAGAATATGTACCAATCAAAAAATCAACACCAGAAAATATTACAGCGGCTATTATGAAAGCAAAATCAGCCGCAACAAAAGAAGCTAAATCTGAATTCAACGCAGATGAGGAAGAATAACTAAAAACAAAACATGGAAACACTAGAAGAATTAAAACACAAACTTTCACTTTATGAACAAAATGGCGCAGCCAAATTATTTTACGCTTTAAATAGAAAGGCGAATGAGATGGCTGATTTATTGAATAAAACCAATATAAGCAATTTGTTACTTGATGACCCTAAAGACAAAACATTTGAAAGACTAAAAGTTATCTGGAACGACAGCGCTAGTATTTCCGCAGCCATTAAGGAATTAGGCATTTCAGCGGGCGTTACTGGGGATGAGCAGAAAGATGTAGTCAAAAAACCATTTGTTGAAACTATAGCAGAGTCAAGAAGATAATGTCTGATAAAATAAAAATATACGGGGTAGAAATTAATCTACCTCCCGTCCCTGATGAAATTGAAGATTGGGGAGCTGATATTGCTAGTGAGCAGTATTGGAGAAGAAAAGAATTGCCTAAATTTTTTGAATCGGTAGAATATGATAAAGAAGGTAATGCGCTATTGGATTTAGAGCAATCTGAATTTGCAGCAAGAGAGGTAGATAGATGTAGAAAAGGGTTTTGGTTTTATAATAATGGAGTGCCAACTTTTCTTACAGGTAAACACTATTTTTATCTTCAATGGTGGAAGCTAGAGGATGATATTTATGGTGATTTTAGGGATGCAGATAGGCGTTATTTTTTGTTTTTAGACCATTGGGAAAAAACTCCTTGGTGTTTAGGTGTTGTTAGGGGTAAAAAGCGTAGAGAGGGTGCAACCTCGCAAGCGACATCAAATATCGTTTATGAGTGTATCTTCTATAAAAATAGCTTTTGCGGATTAACAAGCAAAACGCAGATAGATGCCAAAGCTGCATTTACAAATATGATTTCTTTTGGATACAGGCAGTTGCCCGTGTTCTTAAAACCAAAGCAATTAAATAACAAAGACAGCGTAAGTGAACTTGTATTTGCGCATAAGTCTGTAGAGGTAAAGGGTGGCAAAGGAAGTACAATTGACACAGATACCGGACATAGGTCTAAAATTGATTACAGAGCGCCTTCCTTGAACTCTTATGACTCCGGAAGGTTAAGTCGTGGATTGTTTGATGAAGGCGGAAAATGGGCAAAAGAAAACCCATTCTCGACATTTATATCAATTGTAAGCAAGACACTTGTAAAGGGTGCTAAAAGGGTAGGATTTATAGAATGTCCATCAACATCCAATTCAATGACTAGTGGAGGAGAAGAATTTAAGATTGTCTGGGATAACGCAGACCATACTAAATACTCAAAAACTCCTAATAGACTTGCTAAATATTTTTCTCCGGCTTATGACGGGTACTTGGGTTTTATAGATAGATACGGGATGAGTGTCATTGACCCGCCAAACGAAGAGCAATACAAATTCCTAGTTGAAAACTATGTAGGCGCAGGTGACCTTAATGAAGAAGATATTAAATTAGGCGCAAAAGAATATTTAAAAGAGAAAAGAAAGATTTTAGAAAGCGTACAATTAGAGGAAGAGATAAGGATGAACCCTTTTGATGAGAGGGAGATGTTTATGCTTCGGAATAATAATTGTCATTTTGATGCTGTATTGCTGAATGATTTGTATGAAATATCTAAAATAAACGAAAAGGAAGTATTAGAATATGGCAATTGGATGTGGAAAGATGGCAAACCTTTTACAGAGGCGGAATGGCATCCTACAACAAAAGAGAATGGTAGATGGACTATAGCTAAAAACTTTAAGCGACCCGAAGGCGAAACATACATAACTAGGGGGTCTTTATTTTTACCTAAAAATCCTGTTCAATTTATTATGGGATGTGACCCGTTTCAGAATTCAGTTGTCGAATATGGCGAAGGCTCTAAAGCCACAAGCTTGGTGTTAAATAGATATGACATAGGTAACAATGACCCAGTGTATAACATGATGTTTGTTAGTAAGTATCATGCAAGACCTAGAATGGTAGAGTTATTTCATATGGATATGGTTTTACAATGCTTTGCTTATGGCGGACAAATGTTGATAGAGGCTAAAATGGATGGGGGTTTGCGTAAATTTTTTATAGATAATAACTGTGAAGCATTTCTAATGAGATTGCCTGATAAAGCAAATTATGGTATTGACCCTAATGCCGATAATAAAGCACTTATGGTAAACCTATGGGAGCAGTATATCTTAACGCATGGCAAGGAAGGTAAATTGATATATCCGGAATTGATAGATGATAAGTACGATGGACTTCTTAAATTTAATGTGAATGAAACCGAAGTAAGTGACCTTGTAATGGGAGGCGGGTGGACGCTTGTTGCTGACTATTTTAAACGAGCAATTTTTAAGAAATCAGAAGATAGAATTAAAATCACAGACTTTTTTAAACAAACAAAAATAGCATAATGGCGTGGACAGACTTTTTTACGAAAATATTCGTTATAAATTTACCCGAAAGAACTGATAGGTTATTAGATATAGCCGGCGAATTAGATAAATGGAGTATTCCGTATGAGCTAGTTAATGCTATTAAGCATGAAAAAGGAGCAGAAGGACTACGCCTTACAGTGCAGGGTATATTTGAAAAAGCAATTGAAAACAAATGGGATTCAGTATTAATTTTTGAAGACGATGCAATGTTTGTTGAATCGTGTGGCAACCCTAATGAAACAATGGAAAAGGTAGTAAAACAACTACCCGAAGCTTGGCATATATTACTATTAGGAGCGCAGGTTACTGGCGGTTTTAGAGCAAGAACATCCCCTAATTTATTAAGAGTAGAAAAGGCTTTCGCTACCCACGCTTGGGCTTTGTCATTGCAAGGGATGAAAGAGATATTAATTCAAGGGCTATATGCTCCGATAGATAATTGTATTGTTGAAAAAATACAACCTATGCAGCAAACTTACATAACATATCCGTTACTTTGCACACAGAAAGAAGGAATGTCTGATATAGGCGGTCAATTTATAGACTGGCGACCATTCATAGAAAACAGATACTATCAAAAACTAGGAGAAATACAACCATGAGAACATTATCAATCTGCATACCTACTTGGAATAGAGTAGAAATGACATTAAATAGTTTTAAAGAAGTTTACAATGATGACAGGGTAGAAGCTATTATCATTGTAGATGATGCAAGCGAAATGCATATTTATAACAAATTAAAGGAGGAGTGTGATAAATTATCTAAAGTTAAATTATATAGAAATTTGACTAATAGAGATTGTTATGCTAATAAGTATATATCTATTAGTTTATCTCCTACCGACTATTGCATTATATTAGACTCTGATAATCAAATAGATAAATCATACCTTGATAAAATTTTTGAACAAGAATGGGCGGAAGATATGATTTTAGCTCCTGATTGGGCAAAACCAACATTCAATTATACAGAATATTCAGATTTAATAGTTAGCAAAGACAACTTAAAAGAATACATAGATAAGCCAATGTTTGAAACTTGCTTAAATTGTATGAATTATTTTGTAAACAAAAATGCTTATTGTGATGTTTGGGATGCTACAACAGACCCCGTAACAAGTGATAGCTTATTCCAAAATTATAATTGGCTAATGTCAGGTAAGTATATCCATATTGTTCACGGGTTAAGGTATGAGCATTTAGTTCACAATCAATCTCACTATATAAATAATGTTCAAAGAACAGGTGATTTTAGAGAAATATTAATAGAAAAGATTAGGAAATTAAATTAAATTAATTAATTTTACTTATGGTATCTTTTACAAACGCAGGGAGAATGGGTAATTTTTTATTTGAATGTGCGACAGCCATAGCTTATGCTATAAAACATGATTTAGAATTTACAGTCCCATTAGAAACAAGCAATCCAAAATGGAGTCCTATTTATTGTCATCATTTAATTGATAATACATATAATCCAAGTTTAGAGAAAATACAATTATGGGAAGGTAAGCACTCGTATGAAGAGTTGCCTTTTGAAGAATCTTGGAGAGATAAGAATATAATCGTTGAAGGTTATAGACAAACTGCAAAATACTTTGATGAATACAGAAGTGAGATTTTATATTTATTAAAATTTGACTGGGTAAAAAAAGAGGGATATGTTGCAGTTCATGTTAGACGAGGAGATTATGTTACTTTAAGAGAAAAACATCCTGAAGTTACTATTGAATGGTATGAAAAAGCTATGGCTATGTTTCCTGATTATAAATTTAAGTTTTTCTCTGATGACATTGCTTGGTGTATGGATGCGTTTAAACATAGAAATGATTGCGAATATTCCGGAAATACAGATGAGCAAAGTGATTTAATAGAAATGAGTTGGTGTGAGCATCAAATATGTAGCCCGTCTACATTTAGTTGGTGGGGAGCTTATTTAAACAGAAACGAAAATAAAAAAGTAATATTCCCGCAATTTTGGTTTAGCGAAGGATGGTGCGGATTAGATACAAGCGATATTGTAAAACCCGAATGGATAAAATTATGAGTGAATTAATTATGTTTGATTTTCAGCATTTCTATCAAAGAATTGCAAAAGAGCTTCCAAATGATTGCAAAGTTTGCGAAGTGGGTGTGGCAAACGGGGATAGTGCTATTTATTTAGCGCAAGAAATAAACCGACTTGGCAAAAAGTTTAAATTGTATATGGTAGATAACATGGATTATGGCGGTTATTTACAAATGAAAACTATATATCAAAACATTATAAAAAGTGGATTAGGGGAGTTTATTGAAGTAGTTCCATTTGAAAGTTTAGAGGCTGTAAAATTATTTAATGATGGTTATCTTGATTTTTGTTACATTGATTCGTCACATACTTACGAGGAAACTAAAAAAGAAATAAAAGCTTGGTATCCAAAGGTAAAAGATGAAAACATATTAGCAGGGCATGATTACAATGCTCCTGAAGTAATGAGAGCGGTTGACGAAGTAGTCCCTAAAGTTTTTTTAAGAGATGAATTAGATGGGCAAACTTTTAATCCCGAAGATATTTTACATTCAGAAGATACTTTGAATAATTGGGGATTATGGTGGTTTAAGAAACAATGGTATTTAAAATTAAATAAATAAACATGAAAACAGCTCTAGTTTGTGGTGCAGGTGGGTTTATAGGTAGCCACATGGTTAAAAGATTAAAAAATGATGGTTATTGGGTTAGAGGCGTAGATTTGAAATACCCAGAACATTCTGAAACAAAAGCAGATGAATTTATCGTTGGGGATTTAAGAGATGAGCAATTAGTTAGCAGGGTTTTATGGTCGCCAAAACAACATAATTTATTAGATAAGGATAATGCATTTGATTTAGTTATTCAAATGGCGGCGGATATGGGTGGCGCAGGGTATATTTTTTCAGGAGATAATGATGCAAATGTTATGCATAATTCTGCATTGGTAAATTTAAATATTGCATTTTACGCTTCCAAATGTGGCGTTAAAAAATTATTCTTTTCATCAAGCGCTTGCGCATACCCGCAAGAAATACAAGAGTCTACTGATAATAAAGGGTTGAGAGAAAGTGATTGCTTCCCAGCTAATCCGGATAGCCCGTATGGATGGGAAAAGATATTTAGTGAAATACTATTTAATTCTTTTCATAGAAATTATGGTCTTGATATAAGAATAGCTAGATTTCATAATATATTTGGAGAAGATGGTACATGGATTGGTGGTAAAGAAAAAGCTCCAGCCGCTGTTACTAGAAAAGTATGCGAAACTAAAGATGGAGGGGAAATAGAAATATGGGGAGATGGTTTACAAACAAGGTCTTTTTTATATATAGATGAATGTATAGAAGGTGTGATGAGATTGCTTGAATCTGATTATAGAAAACCAGTTAATATTGGTTCTGATGAAATTATATCTATTAACGATTTAGCTAAATTAGTAATTAGCATTTCGGGTAAAAATATAAAAATTAAAAATATAGAATCTAACGCAATAGGCGTAAGAGGAAGAAATTCAAATAATGAGTTAATACAAGAAGTTTTAGGGTGGCGACCATCAAAGCCTTTAAAAACAGGGTTAGAAAATTTATATGTTTGGATAGATAATCAAGTTAATAAAAACGCAAGTATATGATGATTTCATTTGACTATTTAGTCAACAAGCATAAGTTAGATATAAACGGGGTGTTGCATTTAGGAGCTTCTACCGGACAGGAAAGAGATGCCTATGACAATTATTGCAAGGGGAAAGTTATATGGGTAGAGGCTATACCTAAAGTTTATTTAGACCTCCAGCATAATATAAAACCATACCCACAACAAACAGCATATAATGCTTGCTTGAGTAATGTGGATGGCGATGAAGTGGTATTTAATGTTTCAAATAATGAAAGTCAAAGTTCATCAATTTTGGAATTAGGAGTTCATGCATTGATTCATCCTGAAGTGCATTATGTAGAACAAATAGCTATGAAAACACAAAGAGTAGATACATTGCTAAAAGATGTAGATGTATCTACTATAAATTTCCTGAATGTAGACTTACAAGGTGCGGAGCATTTAGCAATAGAAGGGATGGGCGATTTGATTAAAAATATTGATTACGCATTGCTTGAGGTGAATATGAAAGAAACGTATAAGGGGTGCATGTTGATAGAGGAGCTTGATTATTTCATGTTGCAAAGAGGATTTGAAAGAGTTGAAACGGGGGAGTGGGTAGCCGAAACGTGGACAGATGCATTATATATCCGTAAATACAAAATATGATACACATACCAGAAGAATTTACTCCAACAATAAATACAATATATCCTTGGGAAAATGATATTATATTTGAAGATTGGGTTTCACACGAGCATATCCCAAACACTGAAAGGCATTACCTTCCAATTCAATGGACAGCATATCATGTAAATAATAATTATGGTAATAATCCTGTAGCAAGAAAGCAATTACAAGACTATGTAGATAAGTTGCCTAAAGATTTAAAATATTGGACTATTTGCCAATATGATGACGGGGTAATGACTGATTTTAAAGATTTGGATATCTTGGTTTTTAGTATGAGCAAAAAGACGGGGGTGGAAATACCGTTATTGTGTAAGCCACATTCATACGAGTGGAATCATAGCAAGTCAATATTTGCATCATTTATTGGCACACATACGCATCCAATTAGGGAAAATGTATTTAACATACAGAATAAGGATTTTTATATTTCCGATAAGCAGCATGACATACAATCATTTTGCGATATAATCTCTCATTCATTATTCGGATTATGTCCAAGGGGGTATGGATTGAATAGTTTTAGAATAGCAGAATGTATGCAATACGAAACCATCCCTGTATATATTTCAGATGAATTTATTAGTTGCTTTGATGCTAATTTTGAAGACTATGGAATTATAATAGAAGAAAAGGATTCAAGTAAAATAGAGGAAATTTTAAAAAGCTACACTGATTTACAGATAGTAGATAAGCAGTTAAAAATCAAGGAGATATACAATGAATATTATACATACGAAGGGGCTTTTAACAAGATTAAAAACATTCTAAATGCAAATAGCAGTAATCCATAATTTTGATTCAGCTACTAGATTTGATATGTTAATGCAGGAATTTAAGACTCAAGGCATAAGAGATTTTAAATTTTTTCCGGCAGTTCATGATAGTCATTCGGTTAAGAAAGCTATAAATTTAGCACACAAACAATGCGTCAGGTATGCTTTAGATAATAATTTGCCTGAAATATGCATAATGGAAGACGATGTTCGTTTTACTAACAAAAATAGTTTTTCTTATTTTTTAGAGCATAAACCTGAAGATTTTGATGTATATTTAAGTGGTATTTATTTAGGAGAGATTTTAAAGGATAATTCAGTAAAAGAGTTTTCCGGATTTCATTGCTACATTGTAAATAAAAAATTCTATGAAACTTACTTATCTTTACCGGATGATGCTCATATTGACAGGGCATTGGCAGGTCTTGGAAAGTATTATGTATCTGTCCCTTTTATAGCAATTCAACACAATGGATTTTCCTATAATACAAAAATGGAAATGAATTATGATGACCTTTTAATAGGACGGGAATTATATTAATTTAATTAATAAAATATATTTTGTTTTTTTTATTTACTTTTAATTAATTTTGGTAATAAATTTTATTTAGTTAATGCAACAAGCTACAAATACATACCCTAATCAACAGATTGACCCAAGGGAAAAAGGATATGATTGGATACTTCAATATTGCAAAGCGGCATGGGGTGATTCCCGTGGTTATGTGCCAAATAATATGTTGAATTTCGGTCAATCAAAAATGAATGAAATAAGAGAGTATGCATTAGGAAGACAAAGCACTACAAAGTATAAAAAACTTTTGAATGTAGATGAGCAAACAGATAAAACATGGCTTAATACGGATTGGACTCCACCATCATTTTTAACAAAGTATAGAGAGATAGCTATTTCAAAACTTGTTCAAAGGCGTTATGATTTGCAAGCATTTGCAGTTGACCCTTTGGCTAAAAGTGAAGAAGATGAACGCTTTAATGAAATGAAAGTTAAGGTGATGATGCGTGAAGCTGCAATAAAGGCAGGTAATGAGCAATTAGCTAATAGCCCAGTATTAAAACCAATGGAGGGTGAGCCTGAAGATATGGAGCAGTTGTTAATGGAACAACAATTTGGTTACAAACATGTTATGGCAATGGAAGCAGAATGTGCTATTGCTTTGACAATGTATAAAAATAAATTTGACGAGAAAAGAAAAAGAACTATTGAAAATTTATTTGATTTTGGTATTGGTGGATATACTGAATATATAGATGAGAATGGTGCGGTGAATGTAAGAGAAGTTAATCCTGAAAATTTAGTATTATCGTATTGCGCAAAAAATGACTTTTCCGATTTAGTACATTTCGGAGAAGTTAGAGAAGTATATGTAGGGGACCTAGCACCTTATTTTTCCCCCGACCAATTAAATTTGATAGTTCAATCTGTAGCCGGACGTTTTGGTAACCCATCTAATTTTATGTATGGCACAGACTATTCAAAATATTGGAATCGTTTTAAGGTGCTTATTTTAGATTTTGAATTCCTATCATGGAATGATTACACTTATAAAGAAGAAATAGATAACAGAGGTAATGCTCGCTTTGGTAAAACAAAGTATCAGGATTCAAGCAAAATGGACTTGGCGGTTAACGAGAAAGGCACTATTGAAAAGTTTGACTACGCAGGTTCTGTACCTAGTTTAGTTGACTCAAAAAGCAAAGGACAAGCCGAGCCTGTATATATGCCTGTTACTAAAAAGGTTGTTTATAAATGCAAATGGTTAATTCAAACCGATTATATGTATGATTGGGGTATGTCTGAAAATCAAATTAGACAGCCTTCGTCTTGGTGGGATACAAAATTAAACATCCAATTATACTCATGGAATTTCTATAAAATGCGTTTCGCAGGCATTACAGAAAGATTGATTCCATTAGAAGATAAAGCTTGTTTAGCTTGGTTCAGGCTTCAAAATATGTCTAATAAATTAATTCCGTATTTAATAAATATAGATTTAAATGCATTAGAAGGAGTTGATTTTGGTGGTGGTGGTGATAAGATGAATCCAACAAAGGTTATGGATTTTATATTTTCTAATTTTGTTGTACCTTATCGTTCAACAGATTTGTTAAGTCAAAATCCAAACTACAAGCCAGTAAGCATTGAAGCTTCAGGGCAATTAGCTGTATTTGGTCAATTGTATCAAGAGTTGCAAAACACTATTGATATGATGCGTCAAATATCAGGATTAAATGAATTGACAGATGGTTCTACTCCAAATGCAAAAACATTAGTTCCAGTTGCAAACGCTGCAATGGAAAGCACTAATAATGCTTTATACTTATTAAGTTTTGCGGACAAGCAATTGGTACAAAATGTTGCTGACGCTATTGTTGCAAAAGTACAGATAGCTGTCAAGTTAGGTAAGGTAGAAGGTTATGGTAGAGCATTGGGTACGGAAACCGTTAAATTTTTCCAAATTAATCCTGATTTATCTATTCATGAGTTTGGTATATTTATTGAAGATAGCCCATCTGATTACGAAAGACAACAACTAATACAAGAATTAAACATTAGAGATTCTCAAGGATTGATTGAGCCTGAAGATAAAATACTTGTAATGAGTTGCCGTAATTTAAAAATGGCATCAATGATACTTGCATATAAGATTAAGAAGCGTAGAGAGAAGATGCAGGAATATGAATTACAGAAGGTAAGAGAAGCTTCTCAAGGTAATGCAATGGCAGTTCAAACAGCTGAACAAGAAAAGCGTATCACATTGCAAGACCAATTAAATGCAGATATAGCTAAAATTAATGCCGAAAAACAATGGGAATATATTATTCAAATGGGCAAGAAGGATAAAGATATTCAAGAAGCTGAAATACAAAAAGAAGCAAAAGTTATCGCTCAAAGAATAGCAGCAGATGCTAGAATAGCGGTAAGTGACAGAAAGCAAGTACAAACAATGAAAACAAAATAAAATGGTAAAATCCTTATTATCGAAAAGTATGAAAAGCGTCTTGCAAGAGGCGTTATATCTAGAGTTATATCAATCTAATTTATGGAAAGCTTTGGCTAACCAAATGCAACAATATGGCTTCTTTGGTACACAAAAATATTTTTTAACAGAAAGCGCTGAAGAATTAACGCATTATCAAATGCATGTTGAATTCCAAAATGACATGGGTGATTGCGCCGACATGCCTTCAATTGAAGCTATTAAAGATAAAGTAAAGACTATTGGAGAATCTTTAGAAATAGGATATGAAATGGAGCTTGAAGTGTATAATAAATATAAAGAGTTCTACAAAAAAGCAGAAGATGAAGATTGTGTAGTAGGGCAATTCTTATTACAATTTTTGGAAATACAAAGAAAAGCAGTAGGTCATTATGGTGATTTGCTTGCAAAATATGAAACAGCTGAAGCAACTAAAGAGATATTAGAATTCGACCAACATATCAACGATGTTCCTTAAATATAATTTCGTAACGAAAAAACACAAACATGTCAGAAGAACAAAATCAACAAACAACACAAGAAGAAACAAAACCGGTTTACAAAGCTAGTACGGGTATCCCAAGCGTAGATGATTACAGAGAAGCCGAAAGTCATAACTTTAAAGCCGAAGAAAACGAAGCGCAAGTAGAACCGCAAACACAAACTGTTCAAAATGAGAACACTACAGCTAGCGACAATGACAATACGCCACCTGAAGAAAATGCATCTTCATTCACGATGCCATCACTTGATGGAGAAGCAGAAGGAGAAGCCAATTCAGCAAGTGCTGTAATTGCCGATTGGAAGGAAGAGTTAAAAAAAGCAAATCCAAAAGATATTTTAAAAGAATTAGGATATGATGATTTTTTAGCAGAATTTGCAGAGTATAGAAAGAATGGAGGAGATGCGTATAAATATTTAGAAGCAAGAGCATTTGATTGGGAAACTGTATCGCATCAGGATTTGATTTTAGATGAATTAAAGGCGCAATACCCACATCTAACTGAAGATAAGGTTGAAAGATTATATCAGTCTAAATACAAGCAATCAGATATGGCATCTGATGAAGATAGAGAAATTGGATTAATTCAATTAGAGGCAGATGCAGAACTTGTAAGACAAAAAAGAGTTACCGAACAGAAGCAATTCCAAATACCAGACCCTGCAAGAACGCAAGAGGCGAATACGCAGGCAATGTATGAAGAGCAGCGGAAGTTAGAAATAGACCAATCACAAAAGATTATTCAATTTTTTCAGGAACACGAAGCCACTAAAAACTTATATCAAAGCAAGAGAGTTGCTATTGATTTGGGTGATAATGGTAAATTCAATTTCAATATTGATAAACCTGAAAATCTAATGTCAGTAGCGTTAGATTCGGAAAAATGGCAAAGAGCAATATCAGTAAATCCGCAAGAGGCAGATGTGAGTAAGCTTATTCCAGATGTCGCTAAATTGCAAAAAATTGCATTAGTGGCAATGAATCCAAACTACGAGAGAGATTTAGTGAACTATGGTAAATCATTGGGGCTGAAAGCTATTGTGGAAGAAGGGCAAAACGCACGAAGACCAATAGGTAATACGCCTGCCCAACCCAATGAATCGTTTGCTGAAGCTATTAAAACAAGAGCTAAAGTAAGCACACTAGGCAGGTAGAATTTATTTTACCCTTAAAAACAAAACAAAATGGCAAATATTGGAAATATAACCAAAGCCTACGTCAGCGCTATTGACCCAGTGCTTGACACGAGAGAGATTAACAAGTTAGTTACTGACATCCAAAACGAAGATGCATTAACCGACATTTTATGGTTGGGAGATAGAAAAAAACCAATCGCAACAGGTCAACCTTTGTACTACACATTTGTAAACGAAAGTTTATTTAAATTGTTAGATACAACAGGTGGTACAGTTAATGGTACAGGTACAACTTCATTAAACTTCACTTGTACAGCAGCGACTTCAGGTCAAGCTCGTAAAGATGATTTAGTGTTAGTTCCTACTGGTGCTATTTCTGCTATCGTTACAAACGTAGTATCTACTTCAGGTATTGATACAGTTTACATTAAGACAGTTTCTGGAGCTAACGCTACTTTAACTGCTGGTGATAAATTATCTTTATTCTCTGTAGCAGTTGGTGAGAATTCTGTTTCTCAAAGCAACTTACGTTTCGGTTTGACTCGTTACACTAACAAGTATCAAATCTTTAGAGAAATCTCTAAAATCACAGACGTACAAAACGCTGCTACAATCGAGGTAGAATTTAACGGACAAAACAAATTTATCGTTAAAGACCATTTAGAGAAAGCAATCCGTTTAAAAGGACAAATCAATGCTGCTTATATTGCAGGTGATATGTCAGTTACAACTTTCAGCGATAGCAACCCTATCTTGACTGATGCTAACACTTCTGGCGGAGATGGTGGTGGACCGGTACAAACTACTCGTGGATTGAACAAATACATTGAAATGTATGGTTCTACATTAGTAAATGGTACTTTAGGTACAGTACAACAAACAAATATTGATAACGCTTTAGATGTGTTGATTTCTCAACGCTCTCCTAAAGATTATTTAGTATTCGGTTCTTCTGCTGCAAAGCGTGCGCATGATACATATTGGAAGGCTTTAGGTTCTTCTGGTGTTCAATCAGTACGTATTGTAGTTGATGGTAAAGAATTAGATTTGACTGTAGACAAAGTTAGCTACGGTGGATTTGATTTACATTACATGGCAATGCCAATTCAAGACCAACCGGTATTATTCAGCCAAACTACTATCAATAAGAGTGTTTACTACATTCCTTATAACAATAGAGTTAAAGTTGAAGGCGGTGGTTATGATTCAGCAATGCGTGTAAGATACGTACCTGCTCAAACCAAGTATGGTAATGACATGATTGGTGAAATCCATACAGGAGCATTATCTCCTGTTAATCCTAACGGAGATGCGATGAACTGGACATGTTCTTGGACAACTGCTCAAGGTCTTGAGTGTTTAGGTGTTCAACATTTCTTGCGTCAACAAGTATTATCTTAATACAAACTAAAAGGGGCGGTGTAAAAAGCCGCCCTTTATTTTCATAATAAAAAACACACAATATGCAAGTAGTTGGAAAATTCAACGCAATTTCAGAGGAATTAAAAAATCAAATTCCTGCATTGGAGGTTGGTCAAACAATCACATTTGAAATGCTTACCGGTCAAAAGAACAATGACCCTGATGAAAAAGAAAGACAAAAAAGTCCTATGCTTTATCCTAAAGCAAATATTCCTTTAAGGGATAGAATCAAAGACCCTTATATTAAAGAAGGAAGCTCTTGGGTAGATATAGTAGTTGCTGATTCATGGGATAGAGATGGCAATCCTAGAGAAAGATTTTTTATGCCGGGGATTAGTGATGGCTCTGGAGATTTTAAATTCGGAGGCAAATTTTCATTAACCGGTGGTAATCAAAAAGATGAAGAGTTGTATGAGTTTTTAATGATTTCAAATTGGAATCAAGATAGTATTATAGGAGAAGGAGGAAGAGATAAAAGCAAAGCTCCTATGTGCAAGGTTATTAATCAAAAAGTTACAAGTCAAAAAGTTATGACTGGCTTTAATACATTAAAAGAGGCAATTAATATTGTTACCAAATTAAAACCTTCTGAAGCTCGTCAAATTGGCGCATCATTAAATTGGAATGAATTTACTGATGATGAAGTTATTTTAGCTCAAGTAGCTGATTTAGCTCGTACTAAACCTGAAGAGTTTTTAAGAGTTTATAATGACCCTAATAAACCAATTAAAGCATCTGTTAGAAAAGCATTAGATTCTGATGTTCTTAAATTTGATATTGCAACAGGAAAAGTTACTCTTGGTTCTCAAGAAATAACAACTATATCAAAAGAAGATAGAGGAAATGTTACAGAAGCTTTAACTCAATTTATTAATTCTGCAAAGAATGGTAAACAAGTTTTAGATAATATCAATAAACAATTAACTGAACCAGAAACGGTATAATTAATTTAATTATTTACGAGAAAGCTCTTACTTAAAAAAAAGTAGGAGCTTTTTATTTATAATACTATTATTTTTTGGTATTTTTGATAAAAGTTATATTATGCCATTTTTAGAAAATTTTACCGCAACGCAATATATTTCAGTGCCTAATTTGATTGTAATTACGGATACAAGCACTGGCACAGACGCTGCTATTACAAGCAGAAGAGTATATATGCGAAAATCAGATGGAACATATCTTGTTGAAGAGGGCACAACTACAAATTATGAATTATTCCCTTTAGCATCTGGCAATACAATAAGTTATGATGTTCTTGATAAAGATTACGCATTAACTATTACCGTAGAATGGGGAAGTGTTACTTCTACAATTGGAGATTACGTCGTGTTATATAGTAAAACAGTTGATTATTGTTTTTCAACTTACTCAAAAATATATGATGTAAAATTATCTAAAGCTCAAGTTTCAAGTCCATCTTTATTAGATGGAGATAATTGGCTATCTACAAAATTTGCATTGACAACTTATATTAGAGCGGCGGATGATGCTATATCATTAGGAGCTGGTATAACAATTGCACAATTATCTTTAAATAAAGCGAAATTCATTATTGACAATCCTAAACTTGTATTCTAATGCCAAGTACAGCAGATGTTATAGAGATAGCGAAGGTTTCGATATCATTAGTTATTAAGGCTATTGAAAACCAACAAGAAAATGATTTAAATTTACCTAAAAAATTATCTACAGAAGTTTATTTGCTTCAGTGGGTATATTCTAATAGTTATACAGGAATAAATATAAATGGGTTTACTAATTATGTTTATGGAATGTGTGGTGGGTATGCTTATGAAGCAGAAGGTTTAATTGGTACAGGTGGTATTGTTGTTAATCCGGCTTCAGGTGGTGCATTGGTTCCAATACCATTAGGAAAATATGCAGGTACTGGAAATACTTCAATAGCATTTTCACAAGCAATTAATAAATCATTACTTTCTGCAACTCGTGGTGGTCAAGGTGTCGGTGAAATTATATTTAGTGGCACGCCTACAGGAAATGATATTAAATGGGATACCGCAGTAGGTACATTAACAGTTGCATCTACGGTTCCTTTTTCAACTGGAGAATTTGTTAGAATTTTAGTTTATTAAGAAAAAAAATTTAAATGGCTATTCAATCACTCATTACGGGGGATATAAAAATAAGAAATGAAAATGGAATTTTGGTTGCCGTTAATGGCATAGTAGCAGCCGATACTTCAGGAACTATAGGAACTTCAGGTTCTTCGGGTACAAGTGGTACGAGTGGTACTACGGGTACAAGTGGAACAACAGGTACTTCAGGTACAACAGGCACTTCTGGTACAAGCGGTTCAGCAGGAACAAGCGGTAGTTCTGGTAGCTCAAGTACTTCAGGAACTTCTGGTACTACAGGAACAAGTGGAACTACGGGTACGAGCGGAACTAGTGGAACTTCGGGAACTTCAGGTACAGATGGAACAAGTGGTACTTCAGGTACTAGCGGAACTGATGGAACAAGCGGAACAAGTGGAACAACTGGCACAAGTGGAACGAGTGGTTCAAGTGGAAGCTCTGGAACTTCAGGAACAAGTGGCTCTTCTGGAACTTCAGGAACAAGCGGTTCTTCAGGTACTACAGGTACATCAGGAACAAGCGGTTCTTCTGGCTCATCAGGGACTACTGGAACTTCAGGAACTACTGGGACTTCAGGTACAACGGGGACTTCAGGTACTACAGGTACTAGCGGTACTTCAGGGAGCGATGGCACAAGCGGAACTAGTGGAACATCAGGAACGAGTGGTTCGGCAGGTACAAGCGGAACAGGTGGTACAAGCGGAACTACGGGGTCAAGTGGTACTACGGGAACTTCAGGTACAAGCGGAACATCAGGAACGACAGGTACTTCTGGTTCTACGGGAACTAGTGGCTCATCAGGAACTGATGGAACGAGTGGAACATCTGGTACAAGTGGTTCTTCAGGAACCGCAGGAACATCAGGATATACAGGTGATAAATACGCTACAACATCAACAACAACTTTTACTCTTGGTAATGCAGGGACTTTAATAGTTGGAACAGGACTTGCTTATACTCCTGCTCAATCAATAATAGTAGTTTTTAATATTTCAAACTTCCAAGAGTGCGAGGTTATTTCATATAATAGTGTAACAGGTGCTTTACAATTTGCAGCCCCAACAAGAACGGTAGGTAGTGGAACTTATTCTTCATGGATAGTTAACCTTGACGGTGCTAGTGGTGGTGATGGTTCTTCGGGAACATCAGGTACTACAGGCACAAGCGGCTCTAGTGGCACAAGTGGAACATCGGGTACAAGCGGAACGACAGGAACATCTGGAACATCGGGTACAAGCGGTTCTAATGGCATATCAAATAATTTATTTTTATACGAAGCTGATGCAAATACTTTTACGGGTGCGCCTTCAAGTGGACATATTCTTTGGAATAATGCAACACAAATAAGTGCTACCCAAATAAATATAAATCACTTAACAGATACCCCGATAACAGATATTGATATATTTATAGCTTTATGGCAAACAGGGCAAAAGTTAACAATACAAGACAGAAATAATTCAGCTAACTATCAAGTATGGACAATTAGCGCTACCCCTACTTATGTTTCTCCAACTTATTGGACAATACCTGTTACATTGGTATCATCATCAGGAACGGGAACGACAGGGTTTGCTAATAACCATCAAATATTTGTAGCTACATCTGCTTTTAGTGGAACGAGTGGAACAACGGGGACATCGGGAACGACAGGTACTAGCGGAACGACAGGAACAAGCGGTACAACGGGAACTTCAGGAACATCAGGAACTAGCGGTATAAATGGTACAAATGGTACTAGTGGTACTACAGGGACTTCAGGTTCGTCTGGAACTACAGGAACGACAGGAACATCAGGTTCTTCAGGAACAAGCGGTACAACGGGTACAAGTGGCTCTACAGGTACATCAGGAACTTCAGGTTCATCAGGTACTAGTGGAACAACGGGTACAAGTGGTAGTAGTGGCTCATCTGGAACTTCTGGTACTTCTGGTTCATCAGGTACTTCAGGAACATCTGGCTCTTCAGGAACGACTGGGACAAGTGGAACTACAGGAACTAGCGGTTCTTCAGGAACTAGTGGGACAAGTGGTTCTAGTGGAACAAGCGGAACGGCAGGTACTTCAGGTTCTAGTGGTATAAATGTTGGTTCTAGTGCTGTTATTATATTAGGAGCAGGAGCTTGTTCATCAGTTAGATGTGGTGTTGCAAATAATAGTACAGGTAATTATTCTGCTGCTTTGGGTGGTTATGGAAACACAGCAAGTGGAGCGTATTCAGGTATTGTATCAGGTTATACAAACACAGTATCAGGATATCGTTCATTTATAGGGGGTGGTCAAAATAATAATGTATCAGGTGTTTGTGCATCAATTGTAGGTGGATATGGTAGTGTAGCATCGTCTAATCACACATCAATAGGTGGTGGTTATGCAAATACAGCTTCAAATTCTTATTCTGCAGTGGGAGGAGGATATGCAAATTTAGCAAGTGGATATAATGGTACTGTATCAGGAGGATATAGAAACTGTGCATCAGGAGTGCAATCAACTGTTGCAGGAGGTATATGTAATAGAGCAACAGGTATGGGTTCATTTATGGGGGGTGGTATTGGAAACAATACAGCAGGTGGTGTTATGGGTGCTGCATATTTTTCAACTGCTCCAACTACTCTTTATTCTATGGGAACAGCAGGTGTTCTTGCAGGTGGTTGGATGAATATTAGCTGTGGTGACTATGCGTTTGTAGGTGGAGGTACAGGAGTTTGTGCAACAGCTTGTTTAGCTACTTCTGTAGGTGGAGGAAATAATAGAGCATCAGGAGCAAGAGCGTTTCACGGTGGCGGTTCAGCCAATACAGCTTCAGGATATATTTCTGTTGTTGTTGGAGGTGACCAAAATACAGCAAATGCAACTTATGGAACTGTTAGTGGTGGTAATTCAAACACAGCTTCAGGTTGTAATTCTACAGTAGTAGGTGGTAGTGGTAATGCAGCATCAGGAAACTGCTCTACAGTAGGAGGTAGAACAAACACAGCAAGTGGTGGTTTTTCAGTAGTGTTTGGCGTAAACAATACAGCATCAGGATATATTTCAGGTATAGCAAGTGGTGATGGGAATTTAGCCTCTGCAAATTATGCTTTTGTTGGAGGAGGACTCGCAAACTGTGCTACAGCAACGCACGCATTTGTTGGGGGGGGTATTTGTAATAGAGCATTGGGAGTTCATTCTACAGTAAGCGGTGGTTTTACCAATACAGCTTCAACTTATCGTTCTACGGTAGGTGGTGGTCACCAAAACACGGCTTCAGGTGCTGCTTATGCAACAGTAAGTGGGGGTGCGTCAAACACAGCAAGTGGTACATACTTTGCAACTGTTGCAGGTGGAGCATCAAATACTGCGAGTGGTAGTAGAAGTGTTGTTAGTGGCGGAGATAGCAATACAGCATCAGGCTATAGAGCAGTGGTTGCAGGAGGACACGGTAACACTGCATCAGCTGCTTGCTCTGCTGTAGTTGGTGGATGTGGTAATACAGCAAGTACAGCTTGGTCAACAATAAGTGGTGGATATCTTAACTCAATTACAGCTAGTCGTTCTTTTATAGGAGGGGGTAGTACTAATAGAGCGTGTGGTCAAGGTCTTCACGTTGTAGGGGGAGGGTATAACAATACTGCTTCAGGAAGCTATTATTCATCCGTACTAAGTGGAGATTCAAATATTGCTTCAGGATTAAATTCAGTTATAGCAGGAGGAGGTGCACACACTGCTTCAGGGAACCATAGTGCAGTAAATGGTGGTGCATGTAATACAGCTTCAGGCAATTGCTCAGCTATTGGTGGTGGTATTTCTAATAGAGCATTAGGAGCATTCGCTACTATAGGTGGTGGTCAAGCTAACGTTGTTTGTGTTATTGGAGCCAATGCTGCAAGTACTATTGGTGGTGGTGCAAGTAATGTATTAAATAGTCAATATGGTGGTACAATTGGAGGTGGAACATCAAATACAGCTTCAGGATATTATGTTACAATAGCAGGAGGTAGGAGTAACAATGCTCCTGCTACATCAAGTACAATAGCAGGTGGTAAAGGTAATACATCTTCAGGGGGATACTCTTTTGTAGGTGGTGGTAATAATAATATATCATCAGGTTCAACTTCAGCTATTATAGGAGGATGTTCTAATACAGCTTCAAATCAATTTTCTACAGTTTCAGGAGGTATATCAAACACAGCATCAGGTTCTCGTTCATTTATTGGTGGTGGTCAAACAAACACAGCAAGTGGTTATGCTAACACAATTAGTGGTGGATGGTATAATAATAGTAGTGGTAATTATAATACAATATCAGCAGGTTATAAAAACTGTTTAAATTCAACAGCATCATTTATTGGTGCAGGTACTTGTAACTATATTTGTAGTTCTGTCGCAGCAGGATGTACATCAGGTACAACAATATCAGGTGGTATTGGAAACAACACATCAGGTGGTACATTTAATACTACAAATGGATTTTTTTCAGTAGCTCCTACAACATTTTTTGCAGCAGGTCAGTTTTCAACAATAGGAGGAGGATTTCAGAATAGAGCAACAGGTCAATACTCATCTATAGGAGGAGGATGTGCAAATATAGCATCAGGCTTAGGTTCAGCAGTTGCAAGTGGTGTTGCTAGCACCGCATCAGGATATGAAGCATTTGTGGGAGGTGGTAATAATAATTTAGCCTCAGGTTTTTGGACAACAGTAGGGGGTGGTCAAACCAACACAGCTAGTAACTATCGTTCTACGGTGGCAGGTGGTCAAGGAAACTCAGCTACAGGAAATTATTCAGCAGTGGTAGGTGGACGTGGAAATACTGCTTCATCAACAGATTCTTTCATAGGAGGAGGTCTTTCAAATATAGCTTCAGGAGCTTGTTCTTTTATAGGCGGTGGTAAAACAAATACAGCTTCAGCAGGATATGCTGTAGTATCAGGAGGTATTTGTAATAATGTTGGTTATATTTGGTCAGGTATTGGAAGTGGATATTATAATACTGTATCAAACTATTCTTCTTTTATAGGAGGAGGTGAAGCTAATACAGTAAGTGGTAACAGAAGTGTTATAGCAGGTGGAAGAGTAAATACTGCTTCAGGAAATCATAGTACAGTAAGTGGTGGAGCAGCTAATGCTGCATCAGGTGCTTGTTCTTTTGCAGGAGGCGGAGGAGGTAATGCTGCATCAGGTAGTTTTTCAGTAAATGCAGGAGGTAGCGGAAATAATTCATCAGCTATTTATGCCGTAATAGGTGGTGGTATTAGTAACACATCAAATGGTCAAGCTACAACAGTAGCAGGTGGTAGAGCACATACAGCATCAGGTACTTATGATACTATTGGTGGTGGATATAATAATATAGTATGTGGTTATGCTTCAACAATATCAGGAGGATATGCAAATAGAGTTACAGGAACAGAAAATGTAGTTGTAGGAGGAAGAACTAATACCAATTCAGGATATCGTGCATTTATTGGTGGTGGTCAAAATAATAATGTATCAGGTTCTTGTGCATCAATTGTAGGTGGATATGGTAGTGTAGCATCAGCTAGCCACACATCAATAGGTGGTGGACAATCAAACACAGCTTCAGGTGTATTTTCAAAAGCAGGAGGTGGATATGCTAATACAGCTTCAGGTTGTGCATCAGTGGTTTCAGGCGGATTTGGCAATACATCAACAAATTGCGGTACTTTTGTAGGTGGTGGATATAGTAATAATGCTACTTCTTGGGCTGCTGTTGTTGTTGGAGGTACAGGTAATAGAGCTTGTGGACCTTATAAAGCAGCAGTAGTAGGAGGAGCAGACAATACAGCTTCAGGATATTATTCATTTATTGGTGCAGGTTATAACAGTAGAATATGTGGTGTCTATGCATCAACAATATCAGGTGGTTATCAAAATGTAATATCAGCAGGTTGTCACGGATTTATTGGTGGTGGTAGAGCAAATGTTGTTTCAGGTGCTTGGGGAGCAATAGCAGGTGGATGTACTAATACAGTAACAAATAGTTATTCAACAGTAGGAGGAGGTGTTACAAATACAGCATCAGGTGTTTGTTCTGTTGTAGGGGGTGGTGTTAGTAACATATCTTCAGGAGCTACTTCTACAGTGTCAGGTGGTACAGGTAATACAGCTTCAACCTTAAGCTCAACAGTATCAGGTGGTGTTGGTAACACAGCTTCAGGTATTGCTTACAATACAGTAGGTGGGGGTGCATCAAACACAGCTAGTGGAACATATTTTACAACAGTTGCAGGAGGAGCAAGTAACACCGCAAGTAGTGGTAGAAGTTTTGTAGGCGGTGGTGATAGTAATACAGCTTCAGGATATCGTAGTGTAGTTGTAGGAGGTGTTTCAAATGCAGCATCAGGTGGTTGTTCTGCTGTTTTAGGAGGTTCAAGTAATACCGCTAGTGGGGCTTGGTCGGGAGCTTTTGGTTGTAGCATCACTGCTTCAGCAGCTTGTACTTTTTATACAAATAACTCTTGTGCTTGTTCTTGTATGTTTGCCACAGCATTTTTTGAAACATCAGATTGCAGACTTAAAAATATTCATAACACATTTAGTGCTTATGATGGTATTAATTTTAGTCAATTCTCTTGGAAAAAAGATACGGATAATAAATCTTGTTTTGGTTACATAGCACAAGAAGTAGAAAAAGTACTTCCAAATGCAGTACACAATAATGTAGAGGGATATAAGCAAGTTGATTACAACCACGTAAATACTTATAAACTATCTAAACTAGAAGAAAGAATTGCTAAACTAGAAGCTAAATTGAAATAATATGAGTTTTGCAAGTATAGCTGATAACCAATGTGTTTCTTGTAATAATTTACAAGATGCAATAACTAATCCTCCATTTTATGCTCCGGCATTTCCATCTAATCCTGTCCCTGTTAGTACAAAGCAAATAACTAAACAAGAATTTGAAGATTATATACTTGCCCCTCTTTCTATATCATATCCAACTATAGCGGCATATCCTCCTTTTGCAAATAAAACTACAAATCAGCTTGTTGTAAAAGGTGATATATATACTACAGGAACAATAACTATGGAGCCTGCTTATGGTATTTATTTTACAGGTTCAACTAATGGGAATCTTGCCGCTTTTTCATATAATGTAACTACTATTACTACAATTAATTATGATTTTCAAGTATATGCAGATAATGGAGCCGGTTTTGGATTTATATTATATATAGATGGTACAATAAGCAGCCCATCAGGTTATGCTCATATTACTATATACTCAAGCAATCAAATAGTAGACCAATCTGATATATTTCTTCCAAGTGGACCACAATATGTATTATTATCTTTTCCTTATACTATATATGCTCCAAGTGCTATTAGAGTAGTAGTAGAAGATGGAGGAATTAATAATGGAGTTACTGATGTAAAATTCCCAATTTCATCAGTAGCTGTTAGTAGAACAACAGGACAATATCAAGTAGTAGCTTCAGCAAAAGTCGGACCTCAATTTCTTGATAATTTACAAGGGTATATATACCGCTCTATTGATTACGGTGTAAATTTCCAAAAGGTTGGAGGACAACAATCTACATTAATTGGTTATTGGAGTTCAATTGCTATATCAGATACTGGAGAGTATGTAGTAGCAGGCGAACAATATGGTAAACTTATTTTCTCTAGTGATTATGGTGCTAGTTTTACAGATATAACAAGCAATATCCCTTCCTGTGATTACCCTAATCCATTAGCTATAAGCAATGTATCTATTTCAGGAGATGGAGAGCATATTATAGTATGTCTTTTCCCTTCATTATGTAGTGCTAGTACTCCAACATCTAGAAGTTATTTATCTAATAACTTTGGAGCATCATTTTCTCTTGCTATTGACGAAGATGACCAAAATGAACAAAATAGTTTTTTTGTTAGTGAAATAGATTCAGATGGCTCCTTAATGGTTATCAGCACTCAAACAGGGATTTCTAAATCTACTAATAATGGTGCTAGTTGGACATCTGTTACTTTTGGAACACAAGGCATTTCTAAAAGAGGAATATCAATGACATCAAGTGGTTCAGTGATTGGGCTAATAGGTGCAGATATATATACCTCTACTAATTCAGGTAGTAGTTTTTCTACTTTTGTTGCATCAGCTTATCGTGGAATCGCTGTATTTAATAATGGTTCAAATAGATTTTATACTCTTTATTATAGTGCTAATACTACTTATCCAATTTATCAAAGTGGAGCTAGTTTTGCAACGCCACTAACAGCAGTATCGGGACCCGGAAATAAACAATGGTGGGCTATTTCAGCGTCAGATGATGGTCAATATATATTAGCAGGCACTTGTAATTATAGTAGTAATAATACTAATGAATTATGGAGGTCTAATAATGGAGGGTCTAGTTGGATTAAAATATAGGAAATATCTTTATAATTAATTATATTTGTAAATAAATAAAAATAACAATTATGGCAAATTTATGGAACACACTTCACATCTTCGGATTCGGAACAGTTCAAGCAATATCTGACACAAAAAACGTACAAGCACCAATTTCAGCTTTTCAAGCAGATGTTGATGCAGTAGTTGATAATGTATGGGCAGGCAAGCCTGAAGGTTACGCTAGTCCAAAAACATATCACGCTATTAATAACTTTAACACATTGTTTTCTGATTGGTTACCAAACACTCCTGATGCTGAATCATTTAGAGTAGAGGCAGCTAACCTAGACCAAGCGTTGTTAGATACATTAGCAGCAGAAGTGTTGGCTTATGTACCTCCAGCAGAACCAAAATAATATTTAATTAAATTAATTTTTTAATTTAATAGTTACTTCATAACTTTGGGCAAAACCCAAATATTCATGAAGATAGCTATCTTACAAGTTAATGGCGGAATTGGTAAATGTATCATGTCCACCGTTATTTGCAAACAAATTAAAAAACAATATCCTGAAGCCCAATTAATCGTGTTAAGCGGTTATCCTGAAGTATTTCTTGATAATCCACACGTTGATAGGGCTTTTACATTTGGTCAAACTCAATATTTTTACCAAGATTATATTGATGGAAAAGATTTTAAATTCTTTGGACACGACCCGTACCTAGAAGCAGGGCATTTATTACAAACAGAACATTTAACACATACATGGTGTAAGATGCTTGGTTTAGATTTACCCGAATCAACTAGTCCAGAATTGTTTCTTACCGATAGAGAGCGAAGCTTTTTTAGTAAGAAGTTTGTTTCAGACAAGCCAATATTTTTATTGCAAACCAATGGTGGCGCAGCTCAACAAGAATTAAAATACTCATGGGCAAGAGATATACCTACAAGTGTTGTAGCAAGAGTAATTGAAGAATTTAGAAATGATTACAACATCATTCATATTAGAAGAGATGACCAACCATCATTTGATGGAACATTTTCAGTAACAGATAATTTTAGAGCATTAGCAGTTCTTATAGATTTAAGTGAGAAAAGATTGTTTATGGATAGCTTTGCTCACCATGCTGCTGCTGCAATGAATAAGCCAAGCACAGTATGTTGGGTAGTTAATACACCTGTTGTATTTGGACATGAAATACATGATAATATTTTAGCTAACAATGAAACAAAAAAGCCAGAGTTAAGACATTCATTCTTGCAGAAGTATGATATTTCAGGTAATCTTTTGGAGTTTCCGTATAATAACGAAGAGGAGATATTTGATGTAAATAAAATTATTGAATCACTGAAAAAATAATATGGAAAAAATATTTTACCAAAGTTCTCTTCCCCGAAGTGGTAGTACACTTTTACAAAACATACTAGCTCAAAATTCAGATATCTATGCAACGCCTACAAGTGGCGTTTTAGAATTAGTATTTGCTGCAAGAGGTAATTACACAGACTCTCCTGAATTTCAAGCACAAGATTCTGCGATAATGAAAACGGCTTTCCAAGCCTTTTGTAGATTTGGTATGGAAGCTTATTATAATGCCATTACAAATAAAAAGTATATTGTAGACAAATCAAGAGGATGGGGCATACACTATGACTTTTTAAATTTCATACAACCTAACCCAAAAATTATTGTGATGGTTAGAGATTTAAGAGATGTGTTTGCATCAATGGAAAACAACTATAGAAAGAATCCAGACAAAGCAAATGCTATTTTAAATTGGGCGCAAATGCAAGGAACAACAGTACCAAAGCGTATAGACATTTGGTCACAATCACAGCCCGTAGGATTAGCTATTGAAAGGTTGCAGGAGATGTTTAGATTAGATATAGATAAGCATGTTTTATTTGTAAAGTTTGAGGATTTATGTTTATATCCTGATAGCACAATGGTAAAAATATACGAGTATTTAGGCATACCATATTACCAACATGATTGGGACAACATAGAGCAAGTAACTAAAGAAGATGATGAAGTATATGGAAGCTTTGGTGACCATACCATCCGTACAAAGCTAGAGCCTGTTCCATCAAGAGCTAAACAACTGTTGGGCAAAGAGGTGACAGGGTGGATTTGGGATAATTATCAATGGTTTTTTCAACAATTTAGATATACAAAATGATAATAGTATTATTTGGTCAGCCGCATAGTGGTAAGACAACATTAGCAGAAAGATTAGAATTTGAAAACTTATATGACATTCATATTGATGGAGATAAGTTAAGAGAGGTATTTAATAATAAGGATTTTAGTAAAGAAGGTAGATTAAGAAATTTGCAGAAAGCTAGTGATATTGCTGCATTTTTAAACGGAATGAGTTATGATGTTGTTATGTCTGTTGTTTATCCATATAAAGAAGCAAGAGATTATTTAAATAATTTAGTGCCAAATGTAAAATGGATATACCTAACTTATACAAATCCTAGAGGTAGAGAAGGTTTCCATGTTGCTGACTTTGAAGAGCCAGAATTGGAAAATTTCATGCAAATAAATACCGACAATCAATCAATTGAAGAAACATTAGAAAAAATAGAAAAATATGTGGGACAAAAAAGTACACGTTAAAAGCTCAATGGAGAGAAAAGATAGTCAATGGTCTTTATTTATAGGTCGTTGGCAACCTTTACACGAGGCTCATAAACAATTATTTCAGCAAGTATTAGATGACGGAGGAAGGGTGTGTATTGCTGTTAGAGATGGAGAGGTTAATGAAAAAAATCCATTTACTACAAAGCAGGTATTTGAAAACATATCAAAAGAGTATTGGTATAATGAAAGTGTTCAAGTTATTATTGTTCCTGATATTTCTTCAGTCAACTTTGGTAGAGGAGTTGGATATGACATTATAGAATATATACCGCCATCAGAAGTGGCAGAAATTTCAGCTACAAAAATTAGAAAAGAATTAGGTTTATGATAGTAGAAAAGAAAAGGCATTTAGCCAAGACTATAAGCTACAGAATTATTAGTACAGCTATCGGATTTGGAATCATGTGGGGCATTAGTGGTTCCATAAAAGTAGGAGCTGCATTTGGAGTAGCTGAACTTGTTTATAAACCAATCCAATATTACATCCATGAACGTATTTGGTATAGATGGATTACTTATGGTCTAAAAAATAAACAACCTTAACCTGCTTTTTTATTGTCTATGTGTACGATAACTTCTGTATAATAGTCTATAAATTCATCTGACCAAACACCCATTGTTATATCAAAATTGTCTAGTGAATATATTTTATAGTTAGATGCCGTTAGATAGTTCTCCCTAAATATTCTGAAATTATTTTTTAATTCAGGAGTGCTTAAATGCCATTCACCACTTATTTGGCTTACATTTTCTTTTATCCATAATAGGTTTTTAGCATTGCAAATATCATACTCACCACCCTCGCAATCCATTTTTAAAAAATCTATTTTATTTATATTATAGTCTTTTATCACTTGCATAAAAGTGGTAGAATATATCTTATCTTGGTCATTATCAAATATATAGTCTGATTTAAACTCCCCTACTATACCAGATATGGCTTTGTTTACACAGGTAACAGGCGCTTGTCTAGTATTTAATACCAATGTCATAAACTCCTTGTAACTAGGCTCAAAGCAAAAAACATGACTTGGATTTGCACCCAAGATAGAATAAGCAAAAGCCCCTGTACTTGCGCCAATGTCAAAAACGACATCCCCCTCTTTCACCTTAAAAACCTTTTCGTACATCTTATCTTCAAATATCTCTTTGTGTATCAGCTTGTTGAACTCTTCAGGTGAGTCACCCCAATTAAAATTTTCCATTCATTAGTTTTATTTTTTCTATAACCATATCACTTGTTATTGAATTTTGACATTCAAATTGTCTATCACTACCTTGATAAATCGGGCAATAGTTCCAATTTCCAGCATCAAATTTAAAATTAGGATTGTTCCAGCAACCATGACAAACATCTTTTTTTACAATCCTTATGCAAGAGAACTCATTGAACTCTTCACTGAAATTAGCTATCATTACCACTCTCTTACCCATAGCGTAAGCAACCCAAGCTAAACCTGAAGATAATCCTATAAAAAATTCACTTCCTGCAATCCAATCCATTTTAGATTCAAGGGAAGGAGTGGTTATTTGTGTGCAATTATCAAATGGATTTGGTTCAAGGGAAACATTATACACCTCATACCCATCAGAAACTAACCAATTAATAAGCTCTTGCCAACCTTCTTTAGTCCAAAACTTCATTCCTGAAGTGGAATTGGTCGCTATTGTTACATATTTGCCCATTTTAACCACTTTAGGCTTATAGGCTAGTATTGGTATCATTTCTTGGAAATCAAGTCCTAAAATGGCTGTAGCCACCTTTTGAAGAGGTATTGTTACAGGCTTTAATGGTAGCTTATCTAAATTATCAAAATAACCAATACGATAAAGGGCATAAATATTTGGCACTACAAACGATGGTTCTACAAATTCAATCTCTGGATAGTCAAACAAGCTATTCCAAAATGTACTGCAAATCACCGTACAATTATGTTTCTTTCTAAATTCTTCTACATAGGGCATCCAAGCAATAGTATCTCCTAAACTTTTACTTTCAAAGGCTATGTAAACTCTTTTGTTATTCAAGTCCAATGTGTCCTCATAAATTAGTTCTCCATCTTGCCAAACCTTGGCAGTCCATTTCGTGTAATATTGCCTGTTAACTTTAACCCAATTATTTGATTTAATGGTATTTTCATAATGGCATACATCTTTTTCATCATAAAATGCTACCTTAAAATCACTATCAGAAACACCCTTAATTTCTAAAAATGGGTTATCCACATAGTAGTTAATAACTTTTACTTTTTGTTGATGGATGGGCTTTTCTAATATCTTTTTATAGGCTTCTTCATGTCTTAATCCAAAAGTAAATGAGGTATTATCAGTAGGTACTATGTAATCACATTTCAAAGTGTTTAAATCAGTATCTATTGGATTAATATATTCATCATACATCCCTGCATATTGTGGTAAATTTCTAGCTATAATTGGTAAGCCATGTCCAATCGCCTCACGCAAAACCAATGGGTTAAGCTCCAAAGTAGAATTAAACATAAATATATCAGCCATCTCCATAAAAGTATCTATATCTTTTCTTTCCCCCCATACCTTAACATTATCCGGTAAATCGTTCATTAATGGTCGCCAATAATCCTCAAAGTTACTAGCTTGGTTACCTACAAAATAGAATGTCATATCAGGATATTTGCGAGCAATCTCAATTCCTTCAGCTTGATTCTTACCAGAAGTCCATAGCCCTACATTAAGAACAATTGGAGATGATTGGAATATGCGCTTATTTTCTTTAATTGCTAATAAGCTTTCTTTTTTATCTATTGGGTAGGGTATAGTTACAAATTTAGAATCCATTCCTGCAAAAATATCCTCATGCCAAGGAGTACAAAAAGAATATAAATCAGGATGAAATCTTTTATCTGTATCAGGGCGGAATGAGGAATTATGACAAGTTTCAACGATATACCATTTTCTATCATTACGATATAAATCTTTAAATAATCTATCATTATCCATTAATTCTGGCATCTCATCTAAATGAACTATATCTATTTCTTCAGTGCGAATAATTTCCATTACACGCATTTTATTTTCTTGTAAGCTAATAAAATTATTACCTAAAAGTTCTATAAGTTGATTTCGTTGAACAGGAAAATGTTTCCCATAATCATGATATTCAATAACAAATACCTCAAATGCATCTGTATAATCTAATAGTGTTTGAATACGTTTAAGAACAAATTGGGGCATACCTCCTGTACTGCAATGAGGCATTAAGTAAAGTAATTTTATTTTCTTCATGTAGTTTTTAATTTTTCTATCATTTTATTCATTTCAGCAGTTCTTTTTTCTCCATGAAAAACTAGTAAATCTTCTTCTTTTGCGGGAATCTTAAACCATTGTGCTATGTATTGTGCTGAACCATTAAATCCAATATTAAGCACTTCATCTATCCTATCTAATCCACCATTAGTATAAACATAAGGAAGTCCATTTTGAATATTATGCTTAAATAACAGGCAGTTTGCAATGGTTTCATCCTGAAATGGGGCATAAAATTCAGGGTCTGCAAGTATTTTAGGATGTATCATCATCCAATACCAAGTGTCTAAAAATTCAATACAATTTTGCCCTGCAACAAATATATTTGATGTCCTGTATTTTTTACGATTGTTTTGATTAATACTAAATAATTCACAAGCTGGATGTTCTAATGTAGTAGATAGGTCATTCCCTGTTGCCCCGCCCCTGCCATTCATCATTAAAAAATCATAAATACCTTCAGAAAAAAATGGATAAAAGCTATGCTCATCAAATAATTTAAAGGCTCTATCTATATGCTTTGTAGCTATGGAGTCGCAATCCACATAACACACAAGATTAGCCATTTTTAGAGCATGCTTTACAATAAGTGGTCGTTCTTTTATTAGCCTATAAATTCTTTTACTAGCCCTATTTACATAGAAGTTTAAATCACTTTGCTTAAGGTACATTTCTTCTTTTTCATTTGCATCTATATCACACTCCCAATTAATGGTTTTATCAGCTTCCAAAACGGTTTTATCACAATTAAGTAGATAGACAAAAACAGGAAGGTTGCTGAAAGTTTTAATTGATTTAGCACAAGCATTAACTATATCTATATAGTTTTCATTGGCATATAAGACATACGCTTTGGGGTATTTCATAATTTATTTTTTAATCATCCATGTTCCAAACCACTCATTTGTTAGGGTAAGTTCATAGTTGTTGGTTTTACAAAATTCATCCACTGCTGGATTGACGCCAAACACACCAAAATAAAACCCTGTAGATGAATATATGTGCTTGTTTTTGCCATAGCAATCTGCAAAATGAGGGTCTTTATCCCAATCCATATCTATGTAATCATGTCCAAGTAAATAACCCCCTTTTTTTACCTTTGGATACCACAATTCAATATCTTGAATAACAAAATCATACGCATGGTTGGCATCAATATATACAAAATTAAGCGATTCATTTCTAAACATCTCGGATACCACTTCAGAGCTTCCTCTTACCATTACTGCTCTATTTTCATATCCTTCTATAGATTTCATTGCATCTGCATAGGCGTTTGTATGGATATTATGGTTACTTGCGTCCTTATATTCATCCCCGAGTCCCATCCACACATCTACCATAAATAAATTGCCACCCCAATTTTCAACTATTTCTTTTGCAAACTCACCCTTAAACGAACCTATTTCAGCGCCATAACCATCGGGAAATCCAATTGTTATCTTCTTAATTAAATCAATTCGGTTGATGTTTAATTTCATAAATAGTTTTTTGCAAAGTTAGAATAATTAATTTAATTAATAAATAAATGATTTATATATTTGTTAGTAAAATAAAAATATTAATTATATTTGGTAAAAAATTGACATGACACAACATAATTTAGCGGACGCATCGGCATCTATAAGTATACTATCGGCAGTCGTTACTATTAGTTCTATTCAGCCATTTGTAAGCTTAACAGCTGGATTAGTTGCTATCGCTTCAGGTTTGTTTGCAATGAGATATTATTATTGGAAAACCAAACACCTTAAAAAAGATGGCAACCGCTAAAAACATTTTAATAGTTTTATTAGTATTAGTTTTAGGGTTTTTTATTTTATCTAATCCTAAACCTATAGAAAATACTCGTGTAATAACGAAGATAGACACTTTAGTAAAGGATACTACAATATACAAATATAAGAAAGGGAAAGACATCCCTTTTGTCGTTTTAGACACAATCTATCAAGTAGATGAAATTCACGATACAATCAAAATTATATCCGATTATAGCCGTACATATGCGTATTACGATACGCTAAAAATAGATTCAGCTCAATATGTTTATGTAAGCGACACCATCAGTCAAAACAAAATATTAGGCAGAGGTTATGGCGGACATTTTGTACAAAAAACAATTACAATAAAGAACGACATTTACCACAAGCCTAAAAATGAATTATTCTTGGGATTAATAGGCGATTACAGAAGGTTTGATGAAAGATTGGGAGTTGGAGTAGGAATTATTTATAAGAAGCAAAAAGAAGGTTATACATTTAATTATACCACTAACCACATAAGCGTAGGCTTATATAAAAAGTTATTCTAAATGGCAACAAGTAAGAAGGTAAACATAGGAGCTAATCCATTGCCAATAAGTTTCAAAGATTTTGCAAAAAATCCCGTAGTGGGAACTTTGTTTATAGTGCTTATAGCTATTGGTTATCTTTATGTTGATGTAAAAACAACATTTAAAGACCAAGCTAAATCACAAGACTTTAGAATTGAAAAGATAGAAGGTAGGTTGGATTTAGTGCAAGAGGCTTTGAGAAGGAGTGATTCAGCAAAAGCAGTTTCAACAACACAATTAAAAACATTGCAAGAGTTGGGTGCAATTAAATCCATCAAATGAAAAATGTTTTAGAAGATTATTTATTCCATATGCAATTATTATTAGTAGGAGTATTATGGGTATATATGGCAATATATGTTTATGACGAAATAAAGCGTAAAAAAAGATGAGGTTTATTTTATTAATATTCTTATTTGGTTGTCAAGCAATAGGGCAAAAAGAGAATGATAATATTAAAGAAGATGCAGAGTTTAAAAGTTTATTAAATAAGGTAGAAGCTAATACGCAAGCTAGCAGTGAGGTTCAAAAGAAAGCAAGCGAAAGCCAAACCAAAATAGTAAAAGAAACGATAACGAAAATAGTAACATTAAAAAAAGAAAACAAAGATTTAAAAATACAATTAAATGAAGTTAAGGGTAAGCTTGATAGTGTTAGTACTGATATGGGTATCCCAATCAAGTTACTGCCAATATCCCCAAAAAAGAGTTTTTAGAGGGGATTCGGTTGTAATACTATCCATTACACAAGCAGATACAATTAATAAATTATATAAAAGTTATAACGATTCAATACAATTATTAAATAATACAATAACAATTAAAAATAAAAAATATGATAGCATATATAAAGCAATTCATCGTAAGCAAGATTCAATCAATATTTGGCAAGGGAAATATCAAACAAGTGTTGACCTCTTTAGACTCCGCCCCAAAGCCAGAAGTTACGAAGCCGAAGAAAAGCTCGAATTCGCGCAAAAAATCATCCTTATAGCAATAATCTTATTTCAATTTACTACAATAAGCAATTTAAAAAATTAATAGACAATGAAGCAATTTTTTACAGAAGATAATGATAGATTAAGTATGAAAAGACTTTGCGGTCTTTTGTGCGTTGTAGCGTTATGCATTACAATGTACCACAATTCATTTAGCCCATTAGAAAAAGCACCTAGTGAATCATTGGTTTGGGCGGTAGCAAGTTTGGCTTTTGGATGTCTTGGATTAACTACAGCAGAAAAGATATTTAAAAAAGAAGAACCAAAATCATAATATATGAAAATCAGCGAACACCTAGACTTATCAGAAGTAATCCGTAGCGAAACTGCAAAGCGTCATGGCATTTCAAATATGCCAACAGAAGAACACATAGCTAACTTTAAATTGTTAGCAGAAAATGTATTTGAAAAAGTAAGGAATCATTTCCGTTGTCCTATTCATATTAGTTCTGGATACAGAAGCAAAGAACTTAATGCTTGTACGCCGGGCGCATCACCCACATCACAGCATAGCACAGGTGAAGCAGTTGACATAGATATGGATGGCAGTGCAAATGGCGTTACCAACACAATGGTATTTAATTATATCAAAGATAATTTAGAATTTGACCAATTGATATGGGAGTTTGGTACTAATGAGAATCCCGATTGGGTTCATGTTTCGTATGAGAGTACCGGTAAGCAAAGAAAGCAAATTTTAAAAGCTACAAGAGTAAACGGGAAACCTCACTACCAAACATACAAATAGCTTTATGCAAAATGGCAACGCAAAAATATCAAGAGAATATAGAAGAAAATACCCCGACTTTCCTACTAAAAAATTAGCTAGGATAATGTATGCTGAAAATAATTTAGCATTTGCAAATGAGGAAAGTGCAAGGACTTCTTTGAGATATATTGAGGGGAAAAAGGGTGGTGTTGAAAGAAAATTTGCTACCCCCGAATTTATAAAAGAAGGAGAACGACCTAGAAATCCTTATAATTTGCCATCATCAGATGAAACTGCATTTGAACCATTTGTATTTAAAGGGCATAAAAAGATTTTAATATTATCTGATATACATGTCCCTTACCATAGCATAGATGCAATTACGGCTGCCATACAATACGCAAAGAAAACAAAACCCGATGCGTTACTATTGAATGGCGATACTATTGACTGCCATCGTTTAAGCAGATTTATTAAAGACCCAAAGAAAAGAAATTTTAAGTTAGAATTAGATACATTCAAAGCATTATTTGATGTGTTTGAAAAGGAGTTAAAGTGTAAGATATATTTTAAGATAGGTAACCACGAGGAGAGATACGAGCATTTTCTTTACGAGAAAGCCGGTGAATTGGTAGGTATTGAGGAATTTGAATTTGAGAATATCATTAAGGCAAGAGCCAGAGGTATAGAAATAATAGGGGACAAAAGACCTATGAAATTAAATAATCTGTGGGGGATTCATGGTCATGAATATGTAGGTGGAATATCAGCCCCCGTAAACCCTGCAAGAGGGTTATTTTTAAAAGCAAAGGTTAGCACCTTTCAAGGACATAATCACCAAACGAGCGAACACACAGAACCTACCCTTACGGGCAAGATGGTAACTACTTGGTCATTGGGTTGCCTTTCCGAATTACACCCCGCCTATATGCCTTTAAATAAGTGGAATCATGGGTTTGCAGAGGTAGACCTTGACCCGAACGGGGAGGACTTTGAATTTAACAATAAAAGAATATTCAAAGGTAAAATTGTATAACCATGAAAACCATAAAGGTATTCAGTAGGGGCAAAGTGCTAAACCTAAATCTTTACGAGCAAGTAATAGAATTGGATTATAAGGTATTTAGTGGATGCAATGATGAGTTTAAATTAAATAGGGATTGGTGGGTTATAGTTTCTGGAAACAAAATAATAGCTTATTGTGGATGCGGTTTTACTGAAGGTCTTTGCATATTTGTAAGGGCGTGGGTTCATAAGGATTACAGAGGACAAGGTTTACAAAAGAAAATGATTAAGTTAAGAGTCAAGTCAGCCTATGATTGTCATATGGCTATAACCTATACAAGTATTGATAATTACCCAAGCGTAAATAGTCTAATATCACAAGGTTTTAAATTTTACTCTCCCGAATATGCTTATGGCGGCAGAGAAATGCTTTACTTTCAAAAGGAATTAAAGTAAAACGCCCCTTAAAAAAGAGGCGTTTCGGGTTTAATAATTAGTTCATAACAATCTATTCCATTAGGTTTTATTTCAACCATCCATATTTTATAAATTCTCCTTCTATTATAACTATCATTATATCGGTATTCCCTTATTAATTTATCATTCTTGAATAACTGCATTATCCCCTTCGCCCGATACCATTCTTTCTCTTTTTTCATCTTGTAGCTTTTTTATCTCCAATTTTAATTCTTTTACACGCTCTCTTAAAGTTTCATTTTCTATGGACAATAACATTGTTTGCTTTAATTCGTAGTTATTTTTCATATTATATAATTTCTAAAAAAGCTCTTTTGTTGACAAATGTTTCTATGATTTCACATTCTATATCGTGCATATCTTTTTCATCAGTATTATCCTTCATAAGTCTAAATCTAAATAATCCTATAAGTACTTCACAGCAATCAAGCTGTTCGTTATTAGTACATGAATTAATGCAATTAAGTATCCATTCTACATTTCTTTGATTGTAATTTTCTTTATTCATTTCGTTTATATTTTAAATTAAAAATTCGCCAACACGCTTAATACATGGATTTTTCCCACTCTGTTATATTTTATTACATGGGGCAAATGCATATTGTGTTTAATCCTATACTTAATAGCTTGTTGTGTTAATGAAGCATCTGGATTTTTTCTATTTGACCTAAATAGAGAAGGGTCTACTTTACTTGCGTATTCCTTTACGCTAATTTGTTTTGTTTTCATTTACTTCTATTGTTTTTAAAATTTTAATAATAGGTTCAGTTGGTTTCCCCTTTAAAAGTTCTTCAAGATTTTTTTCAGCTTCTTCTAATTCTCTTGTAAAAGTACCTTCTACATGGTCGTCATTTTTTCTAATGTGATACCATACTTGACCATTAACTTCTGTTCTTTCTACGATTTCATACTTTGTCATAATTTTTGTTTTTTGGTTTAATTGTTAAAATATTTATCAAATATTGTGTTGAATACACTTTGTCTATTAGAAGCTACACTATTAACTTCTTCTGTAAATTCTTCCCATTGGTCATCATCTATACGAATATTCCATTTAGTAGCTAATGCCTCCCACATGGTAATAAAATCCTCCATGTCTAAATAAGGCAGGTGGTTGTCTTTAAACATTACATACATAGTGTCCCTTAACATTTGGTGTTGGCTTATTTTTTTATCCATTGTATTATTCTTTTAATTTCAAAAAATAGGTGAAAGGTGCAAAGCAGGATGATTGCTATAGGCAGCCCGATGACCAATAGCTTGAGCATTTGGTACATAAAAATTGATAATTCTTTAATCATGATTTTTTTAATTTTTTTTGTGAAGGTATAAACTATTTTTGATTAAGCAAATAAATTAATTTAATAAGTTATTTTGATAGATAGTTTTCCCAATTGTATAGGTCAATTTCAACTTGCAGTTGTGTCTTTAATTTTTTTATCTTCTCCATTACTGCGTATACATTTTTTACTTTACCTAGGTGAATTTTAGTGTTCAAAACCCTAATTTGGCTTTGTATTTTTTTAATGTTTTTCATTTTAGATAATTTAATAATTATAAATTTAGTTTTTTTAAATTTAGCAAATTAGATAATATAATAAAATTATGCGTTATAACGAATGCGCATCCCTCGTTAACCGAACTAGATAATAATATCGTTGTGTAGGGCTTCTAATTCACTCATCCACCCATTGTACTCTGAACCTTGCGCATCCTCAAGCACTACGCATTCGAATGTATCTTCAAGGTCATCCTTCCACCCACTATTGATATTGTCTTGTATTTTAGCTAGGATTTGTTCTAGTCTGATTTTGATTTCTAAATTAGTCATGATTATTTTTTTAATTGGTTTCTTAATAAAAGGGATTCTATTTTATCATGCATGATATTAAATTGTTCTTGCATAAATTCGGTGTATTTGCTACCACCTTCGCCATCATCCTCCCAAATGGTTTCGGTGGTATACTCATAGGTTTGTTTTATATATAAATCAGCCAATTCGCACGCTAATTCATTTATATAAAAAGTCCCTTTTTTTGTAGCGTTGGTATTGCAGTTTTCACATATACCATCAAACCACATATCGTGTCTGCCTTGTAATTGTCCACATTCTGAACAATTCCACATATCGTCTTGATTTGTCATTTTAGATAATTTAATAATTTAAAATATTAATGTTTGTTCGTTATAGTATGGCTTGTAATCATCCATAAAAGCCTCAAATTTCTGCTTATCAATTAGGTTGGTACATTCTATGACATACTTATCATGTAACCTTAATTCGTCTTTAATTGCGTCATGTAGGTATCCCAATTGTTTTTTGTCGCATTCATTGGATAACATCCTAAACAATTCATCTGCATCAATATCATTTAGTAAATTGCTAATCCATTTTTCTAATTTTTCGGTTGGTATTTTGTTTTTCATTTTATCTAGTTTAAAATCTTTTATAATATTTATTAAATTGCTTTTTTGTTTGTATATACCAGTTTTTATCTTCGGTGCATTTTGCAACTACCCAAAATAAAAATATACAATATTTTTCTCCATCCCCTTCGTGATAATCCGAAGCAGTAAACTTTCCTTTATGTCCATCGTAATGGTGACCACAATATGGAGCGGTTTCGTAATCGTACCTTTCAATATAACCTAATTTATTGTCTATATAAAAACATAAATTGTAAATTGAACACAATATTTTGTTTTTCATTTTATCTAATTTTAAAATTTGTAAATTGTTTATCTAATTGAAATGCATTCATCCAAGGAACATTGATAGGCTCTTCTCCAAAGTAATTTATAGGATTACCTAGAATCTCGCAGTTGTCAATTCCATCAATCTGATGATTAGTATAATACTTACCATCTTCCTCATCCAATGCAGTAGCCCATATTTCGCAATACGGCTCTTCCTTGGCACTTTCTTGATGAAAGTTAACATCTAGTTCAGTTCCATCTTTAAGTTCAAATCCATGCCAAAAATCACCCGTATCACCCGTAGTCAAATCAAACATAAAAATTTGTCCTAGATAGTGCAAAGTCAAAACTTTGTTATCATAGTCAATAACGAATTTTTTTTCCATAATTTTTTTTTTTTGGTTAATATGTTAGGTAATCTATAAAGGGTGGCAGTCTAATTACTACCACCCACCATTTCGGAAATTTATTCCATCATCAGTTAACCTTGCTTTTTAAAATACTTGCGGTATGTCGTTCCTGTACTGCTAGTAACAATAATATACCTTCCACCTCTAGCACCTTGATACATTGAATAAACCACTTTGTTTATTGTGGTATCCTTAATAATAACATCGTTAGCAGATGCGCTAAAAAATAGAGCGAATAAAATTGCAGTTGTAATAAATTTTTTCATTTTGTTTAATTTTTTATTTTTTTAAGATTATAAGGTACGCAGTCAAGATAGAAATCGAAGCTATAGCCATAATTAGCCATTTCTTTGCCCATTTGGATGAGGTCGGCATATTGTATACCCCTTTCAATTTCTAGGTCGTTAAATCGCTTTAAAATAGCTTGTATATTTTTAGGTAATTTATTAGGACATTCAAATAAATCTTTCATGTTATTTAATTTTTATTTAATATAAAATTGTAATTCATAGTTCAGCCATACAATAACCACTATGCGATAAGCATAGTAGTATTGAATAGTTGGTAAAATTGTTAATTTAAATTTGTCTTTTTTAATTGATTTTGATAGTTTCATTTTGTTTAATTTAATAAGTTTAAAAATGGGGACATATTTCAGTCCCCTTTATTGATTAATTAATGTCAGCGTAGATAGTTTCAAATAATTTTTCATCCAACGTGCGCTGTTGGTCAAAAGTTTTCTTCAATTTACTATGTAATAATTCATTGAATGCATTGTATACAATCCATTGGTTAGGACGTGTATTCAATTGTCTTGATTCGCGGTCAATCACATCCAATACAAAGCGAGCGTTTGCGCTAGGTTCAGGATTCTTATCAGACATCTCATATTTAAACATTCCTAGGCTCTTTGCGGTCACTTTAACATAATCCTCCAAGTTATATACGGGACGCTCTGCAAGTACCTCAAATTTGCGTTTAAGGGTGAAAAATTCATTGTCCATGAACTGACTTACAATCTCATCCAATTTAGGCATTACGATGTCAGCAATAGCACCCGAATGCTTAACAGAGAATCCAATGTGTGTTTGTGCTACATGTAAGCCATTGTCACACACTTTACGCCAAAATCCAAAGGAACCGCTAGTCTTACATGAGCCATCGTAAGAATTCACAAAGCGTAACATTGGACGCAAAATGTCCTTGTCACCTTTCACCTCAATTTTGTAGCGGTCATCTGCTAGGATATAATCCACAACGAATGAGCGATTGTCACGATTGATACTACGTTGCTGATAATAGATGTCAGCATCAATCAACTTTTCCTCCACACCTAGGAAGAATTTTTCATTAGGTAAATGTCCATAGGAATTAGATACCACATTCACGATTTGATTTTCGCAGATAATAGCATTCTCTAATCCTCTTCTAGATGGCATTCCTGTCAGTTTCTCCAATGGAACGACCTCGGATGTCACCAAGACATTATCTTGTCTAGAATTGGCTAAAAGATGGCTTAATTTTGATTCTGTTTGCTCTTGTGTTAATCCAAACGCATTAAATTTGTCATTCATTTTGATATTCATAAAATAGTTGCAGTTTATAAGGTGTGCCTCACCTTTTGGTTAATTTCCGCTATAGACATAGCAGAATTCGGATATTTAATCGCTCGTCAGTTAACCTTTTACGGGTGCAAACATCTCTCTGCCCCCTTTAAGAAATGTTTCATACTTATCATCGCCCATTGAATCTCTCAAATCATCTTGTATTTTATAATAAGCAATTCTTAAAAATCTTGCCATCTCTTTATTGGCTTTGTTTTCTTTAATCATCCAATTTACATCCATTAAATCGGTTAGTAATTTTTGTTCGTAATTTGTCATTTTGTTTAGTTTAATTTGGTTTTAATGTAGTCTAATATTTTATCAGCATAATAACTGCTAGTAAGTTCATTTAAAAAATTGCTCATGGCTTCGTCACCCCAATCAAAAAACCTAGAACTTACTACCACTTTTTTGGTGGTATAATCTAGTGCTTCAATCATTACATGGTCAGTAAAATGTTCATCCTTAATTTTTATCTTGGATACTTTGATAATACCACCAACGGCATATTCGCCGATTTTAAATTGCTTTGTCATTTTGTTTAGTTTTATAATTTAATAATCTCAATCCTATATCCTAAATCTATCATGATACTGATATCTCTAGCACTGAATGTTTTCTTATTTATCATTTCAGCAAATAAGTGTGCAGTCTCATTATTAGGATAACAAAGAGTACCACCATATACCGATTTCTCTTTGATTTCTACTACTTTTTGTGCAGTGAATCCTTCGTTTGTTACTTCACTGATTTTGTTTCTTTCAATTATTATGTCCATCATTTTATTTAGATTTAGTGGTGAAAATTGATACAAGTGAGAATATGACAAGCAGTTCAGCAAACCCGATTAAAAGTATCATATTATGCTTTATTGGGTTATCCATTGTCATGGTAGCACCAACTACAAAAGCAGATGTGCCTAGCATAATACCGCTAAAAAGGGTAATCATTTGTGCAGTTCGTAAAGTGTTTTTCATTTTATCTAGTTTAATTGGTTATTTAATCTCAATCTAGGTAAGAAATCCTCATCGGCTTTTTTAAGCCCGTAGTGGGTGAACAATCCGTTAAAATCATGCATAAGGGTCGTTTTAGCCATCTCTTTATCTTCCTTCATCATGTCAATTAATTCATCTGAATAATCAACTAGGGTGATTGCAATATCAAGACATTTTTCTAGGTCATCAGTAATTTCACTACGAAGAAATGTCATAATAGTGTGCATTGGTTGTGGGTGCTTGTGTTCCATGTTGTTTAATTTAATAATTTAAATTGGTTAATATGCGGATAGCCCGTCTATCCTCGTGAACATTTCGGGGATTTACCCCATCGTCAGTTAACCTTGTTTTTTTGTAGGTATATAATAGATATATTCTTTTGTTATTTCGGTATCTATTTTATAAGTACTTGATAAATTAACATCCTCAATAAGAAATTGTGCTTTCATATGTGGAATGTTAAATTGCTCTTGACTGCCTAAAATCTTAATGTACATGATGAATTGTAATGTTTTAACATTGAAAGAAATTTGGTCAAAAATTTGTGTGTTCATTTTATTTAATTTTAATGGTTAATATGTTTGGCTATCGTGTGAGTAAGAAGGTAACAGATAAGACATCTTAAAAGTACCAACCTATGTATTTCACATCGGATTCCGTTGCTGAAAGGTAGACGCTACCTATGTAAGTGGTAACTACTTCCCTAGCTTCTTTATATACCCTCAAGCTAGTGATGGTGTTGGTTTTGGGGTGCTTATTGGCTCGGCAGATAATCTTTAGCGCTACTCATGTAGTATGTCTACATTTCGCATTATCAGTTTCAGCGTTAATCAGTTTTTAAACGTGATTGTGAAACTACCTAGAAAGAACTTTTGCAGTGGGGCTTTACCCCCGATTGCAGAACAAAGATAGTCTTTTATTTTGTACTTGAGCAAATTAGTTGTTAAAATATTGTTAAAATATGTTAAATTATTAAATTAATTATAATAGCCCTATTTCGCATTTTAAGGCGATTCTAGACACCCTAATGCCTTTTGATGTCATAGCCTCACCCATGTCGAGATAGTTTATCCTTGAGCAAATTAGCTTTTTTAATAATGCGTAACTTACACTATTAACTAAATACTTTAGTAATACTAACATCCTTACCAATACCATAATACCACCACATACACCACCATATAGATAGGCTAGCACATACATAGTATACCCCATTACCCTAGGTGATAAGTGC